TCTAGTAGGTACTGACCGCTTTCAACTAAGCGAGCGTCGAGCTTGATGCGTTCTGATTCTAGGTAAGACCCTGTTGAGTCTATATCGTCTAGTAGGTACTGACCGCTTTCAACTAAGCGAGCGTCGAGTTTTAATCTTTCTGCTTCTAGGTAAGAGCCTGTAGCTTCCAAATTAGACTCTAGGAGATGGCCTGAGCTTAAAACTTGATATTGTAGCCCTCGTCGATCTTCCCAAAAATTAATTGGAAATTGTCTAAAATAAGCTGTATCATCACCTTTTCCTTGAACGAAAAAGTCTCCCCCCTGCATTACATTAAAAGATTCTGAGCCAGTAACTTGACCAAATATAATTGAATCTCCATAAACAGCTAGAGACGCATTCGTAAGATCTGAAATCCCTTCATGAGACTGCTGTGGGAAATGTTTTGGGTAATCTCCAATGGTAATCCTGCCATCTCCATTTACTACTAGGGATACTCTGTCAATCCCGTCTGCACTCCTATTTACGAAGCGAATGCCCCCGTCAGGAAAGGGCTCGACTGTATTAAAATCTGTTTTTCTGAAGGTTAAAAAATCTTTTGGAAATGGCGTACTAATTGTAGGTTCACCACCTTCTAGATCATCTATTGTTTCTAGCCCTATTGTATAATAATCTTTAGTTTCATCTCCTACTGGGTAGCCAGATATCATGAACTCTCTAGCTCTAAGTTCTCCAAAAACATCTACGTCAGAGTGAATTTTAAAATCATCTTCTACAGTTAATGAGCCTTTAATATGGGCGTTGCCAGAAATAGATGTGTCTCCTGAGATTACAACATCCCCTCCAACGCTTGCATCCCCGCCAAAAATAGAGTCATCGAAAACTTCGAAATCATCTTCTACCAAAACGTCACCACGAGCTACCATTTTGTCCACTTTAGTGTCTCCAAGATAAAAATCTCCAGAAACATAAAGATCTCCAGAAACGGTTAGGTCTCTAAATAAATTTACATCTGAACCAAGTGGGTAGATATCATTCGGTTCTCCTAGGTAAGTTGGCCCTGATACTTTGAGCCAATCAGATATATATAAATGACTTACCGAAGAAAAATCAACGCCCGTGAAATACTGGCCATTTATGTAAATTCCTGTAAACCAAACATCATGAGTAAATTCCTTTACTCCTGTAATAGTTCCTATTCCATCTCTTTTTGTCTGGTATTTAAAGTCTGGCGCTATTCTTTCTCTGTCTGCGAGCGTGCGCATCTCGTAAACATAAGGAATATTTTCATTAAATCCACCGGTAATAAAAAACGCTTGAAGATCAGCAACTGCAACCTGAGTCGTTAATACATTAGGCTTAGCGATGACAAGTTTGTCCATCGCATGTAGTTGTCCTAACGGCAATTCTGATATTTTTTTGTTTGGCATTGTTTATCTTTTACACTTTATCTTAAATTTATTGCGATCAAAATCAACCTAAGAAGGACAGGGCTGGAAAGACGTCTCTATATCCCCTAAATCTTCATCTTTTTTACCGTCTCTTTCTGTGGTAAGTGCATCACTGTAATCAATTGGGCTCTCTTCTCTTACCAACAACGCTTCAGCACCAGATTCTTCTATAATCTCGAAGCCGTCGAAATAGTCTCCATTTATAAAAACTCCTTTTTTGAAATCTCTAGCGCTTGCCATTTGGGCCGAGTAAGAAACATCTATAAATCGCCCTTGATCTCCAATGGAAAGCTGGTAGGATGTTGTATCTAAAACTGCACCGCGAATTTCATAAGACATAAATTCTTTTTTTTGTCTGTAACACATTTTTTCATCAATGCAATCTGTTCTTTTTAAAGAAATTTTTATATTATGTTTTTCGTTTCTAAGAAGCTCGCTAGTTAGATTAGTCTCGTAGATATCTGAAGCTAATGCAGTAAAAGACATGCTGACTGTAAAGGGGAACTCCAACATCTTTGCGTAGTAAAAATTGCAGCCGAGCCTTTGTATTACAAGCCTACCTAATGGAATATCTACTTCAAAGCTTTGTGCGTGAAAATGTTTTGCGCTATAAAGCATTCCTTCATGTGCGAAATTTATAGTTATATCCCCCGGAGATAAAACCGCTGGACCTCTTAGTGGGGATGCATCTGGGACGCCAAATTTAGGTACAAGACAATCAGACATTATTTTCCTATGTTAAATTTATTGGAACTCCACTAGTTAAAGAGCCATTGAAATTGTCCGTCACGGTTAAATTAAGCATGGTGGAAACACTTCCTAGGCTTTGCTCGTCTATAGGCATAGTTATTTGCCCTGAAACTGTGTTAACTCTTTCGAAATGACCGGGTTCTGGTATATCAAATAAATAAGATTTAATATAACTATTAACTCCTTTGCTTCCTTCGGCGCTAACAGAAACAGTTTCTCCAAATAGATAATTTCCACCAGTAAAACTAACTGATTCGTCGTCTCTAGTTATTTTTATTTCTGGAATTGGAAGTTCTTGTGGAATGTGGGGTAATAAAGTGTCACTTTTAAAATTAACTGCAGGGATATTTATTTGATCATAGGCGACATCGCCTTTTATGTTTGACCCCTCCATCGTGAAGGTAGCTGTAGCCGGGCTACCAACTTCCCCTTTTGCGGAATAATTAGTTAAGAAGCAATTTCCTATGCTAATTACCGTTCTATTTGATTCTATCTCTCCATCTAGGTATTGATAATCTGCGCTTTTTTCAAAGTTTATATCTTCTCCTTCAGGAGCGGTGACAATGAATATGTTGCCCCCATCTGTTATTAAGTCCTGATCCCACACGCAATTTGCTTTGTCCTCTCCTAATTTAAGGCCTATTATGTGTTCATTTTGACCATCAGAAAGATAATAATTTGCCTGAAAGCGAACTACTGGCTCAATAAGTTCTACCCTGTCAATTCTAGCTAATTGACCAAACTGGTAGACATCTATAAAACTTCTTTCAAAACCATAGTCAGCAGATTGAATTCTTTTTAATTGTCGAACTTTATTGCCAGCATAAGAAAAGAAATCTCTGTTGCGTTGATCTGGGGCCCAGCTGCCTGTACCGGGGTAATGATTTATGTAGCCTGTTCCCTCTACTGTCCTAAGCTTTTCTGGAGAACTGTTAGCTAAATCTATAATTTTTTTCGGCAAATCCTCCCAAGGGTAGTTTTTGGGATATGTTTCAAACGCCGCATAATCATGATAGTGATTACCTGTACCATCATGACAATAGTATACGGCTTCGGACTGATATATAATTCTGTTCCGACGCTTTTTCTTTGCGAGCTTCCTTATTATGGCCATACCTTATCCCTTACCATTTGTGGATTACACAAATAACAAAGGATTTGACCTATTTAATCAAAAAAGAATTTCCCTTTTTGGTTATTGTTATATCTCTATCTTCTTTAGTTTCAGATGAGAGCATATAGCTTGCAATAAGGTTTTCAATTTTATCGCCCAGTATTCTTTTAATTGGGCGGGCTCCTAAATTTTCTTTTTTTGCGAGTTCGGCAATTAAATTTATTGCGCTTGCAGTATAATTAAGCTTAACCCCTTTTTTAATTAATTTATTTTTAATTTTATTTAATTCAATTCTCGCAATTTTTTTTAAATCTGAATCAGAGAAGTTTTTGTAAACTACAATTTCATCTAGTCTATTAATAAATTCTGGCTTAAAACTTTTTCTAGCTAAATGTTTAACTTTGTCTCTAATTTGCTCGGAAGAATCTTCAGTAGATTGATTAAACCCAAGAGTAGCTTTGTTTGATATAATATCTGACCCAACATTACCTGTTAGGATTATTATTGAATTTGTAAAGTCAGCAGTTTTGCCAAAATTATCAGTAAGTATGCCGTCATCCATGATTTGAAGAAGGGTTTGTATTACTTCTGGATGAGCTTTTTCAATTTCGTCAAATAAAACTACGCTATAAGGTTGGCGCCTAATGCTTTCTGTTAATTGTCCGCCCTCTTCATATCCTACATAACCCGGGGAAGCGCCAGTTAACCTAGAAGAGCTAATTTTTTCTGAATATTCTGTCATATCAAAGCGAATTAACTTTTCTTCTCCTCCAAAAACAGACTCTGCAAGCATTTTAGCTGTATGGGTTTTCCCTGCACCAGTAGATCCTAAGAGCAAAAAGCATCCTATCGGCCTATTATCCGCACCAAGTCCACAGCGATTGCGTATGATACTTTTGCATATAGATTTTACAGACTCTGATTGGCCGATTATTTTTTTGTTTAAAGTTGTCTCCAAGTTTAATAGCCTTTTTGATTCTGACTTTGATACTTCTTCGTAAGGAATTCTCGTTTTGTTGGCGACCACATGATATAAATCGGCAGGCTTCACTAAAGAATTTTTATTGGAAGAACTTTTTACCCACTTCTCAAGAGCTTTCTTATACTCTTCAAAAATTTCTGAATTTTCAGCATTAAAATCTTCAAACTCTCCAGACTGAGCTGAGTCTGCAATGGCATCTGCAATCCGCATCTCTAAGTCAACTAGCTTTTTAGGCTTTTTATTGGAGCGAACTTTTACTCTAGCTCCTGCTTGATCAATTAAGTCTATTGCTTTATCTGGCAGCCTTCTGTCGGGCATATATCTTTGGCTCAAATCAACTGCAAGATTTAGACACTGCGGTTCATAAAGTAATCCATGGTAATTTTCGTACTTGGATATTATCCCTTCTAAAATTTTGGTAGTGTCTTGTGTTGAGGGTTCTTTGACTTCTACGCACTCATATCTTCGGCCTAAAGCAGCATCTTTTGCAAAGTGTTTTTTGTACTCATTATTAGTAGTTGCTCCAATGCATGATATTTCCCCTCTGGATAATGGTGGTTTTAATATGTTTGCCGTATCTAACCCGCCTTCTGAGCTACCTGCGCCTATGATTGTATGAATTTCGTCTATAAATAAAATTATATTTTGATCTTTTTTTACTTCTGCTAAAACTTTTTTAAGGCGCTCTTCGAATTGACCCCTATATTTAGTTCCTGCAACCATTGAAGCAAGATCTAGAGCGTATATCTGCTTTGAAGATAAAAAGTCTGGAACAGATCTAGAAACTATTCTCTGAGCCAACCCTTCTACTAAAGCGGTTTTCCCCACTCCAGCTTCGCCTAGTAGTAAAGGATTGTTCTTTTTTCTTCTGCATAAAATTTCTACCATTTCATTAACTTCATGGTCTCTCCCAATAATAGAATCAAACTTGCCTTGCTGGGCTAGGGAGTTGTAATTTAGTGCAAAAGCATCTAAGGCTCTACTCGGGTCTTTTGAGTTTGGAGGGGTAGAAGAAAAAGGAGGTGGTTGGTTTTTTTCTTTTGCGTTACTCGGAGATTCTAAGCCTCTTACGAACTGAACGTGAACTGCATCCATTAATTGATTGATGGAGGCTCCAAACTTAGAAAAATAAGATAAGCAAACTGAATCGGGGTGATCTAGGAGCGCTAAAAATATATGTTCTATACCTATATAATCATGCCCTAATGTGTCTGAATAATCAGAAGCCAACTGAAGGGAGTTCACGAAAGATTCAGAAAAATAGCAATCGCTGCTTTTTACTTTTTGAGCACTGGGCACAATATCTTCAGCAATAAAAACTGCTAAATTATCTGGATCTATTGAACATGCAGATAATGTTTCTCTAATTGGCCCATACCTTAAGTTTAAAATTCCTAAAAAAAGAAATATAGGTGAAACTTCTTGTCTGTTGTATTCCAATGCAATTTCTTTGGAATATTTTATTACTTGCTGGGCTCTGGGTGTGAAATTAGGTTGTTTTTCTTTCATTCGGATATTTGAATATACACTCATCGCATTTAAGAGAGATTAAAATCTGGATTTGTTTTTTCTTTTAAATCGCTAAGCTTCATGTAGATTTTGTGATCAACTATATCCATGTCATCCATAAATAATATGTCCTCTCCTTTGCTGCCAGTCATCACGATGATATTATCTTTTTCTGGCCAAGATTTTCCAGAAGATTCATAGTCAGAATATCTTGGAAATCTCCTATTATCTATAAGCATCGCCTGAAAGCTACCGTATTCGTCTGAGACCACAATTTTATAATATTGATTGCCGTTGACGCTTTTTCTTTTTAAAAAGTCATCTACAACCCCTATAAATTTACCTCTAGATCTTGGCGATAAGTCATTGAAATCTTCTGAGGTCTTAAGCTTGCCTTCAGAATCAACCATAGACTCTTTTAGAGTAGTGCTGTAGCTATATCCTAATAGCTTCCTTTCGAAATACCAATTAGCAAATGATTCAAACTTTTTATTTTTTTGAAAAATAGTTTTATATCCTGCCCATTTTTTTCTAAAAGTTTCTGACCTCCTTTTTTTCATGATCGGCTTTCCGTCATCCGCAATCATTTTATGGGTATCTCTTTCTGCGTCCAAAAGAATATCTCTAATGCATAATAGGGTATCATAGTTATACTTTTCTCCAAGAAGTCTTACGTTCCTTTTTTCTCTATCTGTTAAGATATTATAAGCATGTGCTTCCGCCACCAAGTAACAGCGACTAGTATTATAAGAAGATAGGGCTCCAGCTTGAATTAGTGAAGATAGAGTTCCTATGTTTATCCCGGATTCTTTTGCCTGCGCAAAAACGTCGTACTTATTGGGTTTATCTTTGTCTCGAAACATACAAAGAGATTCAAAAGTTTTTTCGCTAACTCCTTTTATGCTATTTAATCCATATCTTATGTTATTTCCTTCTATGGAAAACTCCATTTTTGATAAAACTAAATCTGGAGAGAGCAGTTTAATGCCGAATCTACCCAGTTCTTGAGAAACTCTTCTTATTTCTTCTTGAGGGTTAGGCTCGAAGCGGGTCATTTTTAACAAAGATAGGAAAAACTCCTTGGGGTGCTTAAATTTTAGGTGTGTTGTCCAAGCCGCAAGAGTTGCATAGCACAGAGAGTGAGATTTATTAAAAGAATAGTTAGCGCTATCCTGAGCGACTTTCCATAAAAACTCTCCGACTTCTGGGTTTAGTGAATTCTCTTCTACTTTTTCTTCAATTTTCTTTTTCCAAGCGGGCATTTGGTCTACCTTTTTCTTGCCAACTATTCTTCTGAGCTGCTCTGATTCATCAAGCGTAAACCCGACTTTAACTGCCATTTGCATAAGCTGCTCTTGGTAGAGTGGTATTCCGCCTGTATGCATTAAGATGTCATCGAAGAAAGCGTTTTGGCTTTGGAATTCACTATCGATTGCGTAAAGAGCATATTGATCTAAAAATTCTATTGCGCCGGGCCTAGCAATCGCCACAACAGCGCTAAGCTGATCTAATGTTTTAGGCTTGATCTTTTTGCATACTCTGTAGTTTGTGTGCGCCTCAATTTGAAATAAACCATGGGGGGATTCTAGGGAATTCAGTGGATCATATACACTTTCATTTGTAAGATCAATATCTTCTGGTAAGATCCCTAGCTGATTACAGGTGTCTTGAATGACGCTTAAGGTTCTTAACCCCAAGATATCAAACTTAACCATTAACTCTGCCACCCAATTCATGTCATAACCTGTCACTAGCGCTCCTTCATTAGTCAACTGCAATGGGCAAAGGCTTGAAGTTTCTAGGTGTGAAATTGCTATTCCAGATGGGTGAACTCCAGTATTTTTTATTAAACCTTCGAGCTTTAAGGCTACATCGTAAACTTTCTGATTACTATCTGCCCAAGGTTTAAATTTTTCACTTTCTTCGTAAGCCGCGCTTAAGGAAGCTATTTTACCAAATTTCTTAGGAATGTAATCGCTTACTAGATTAACATCTTGTTCGCTTAGCTCTCCTACAATTTTGCCACATTCTTTTATGCAAAGTTTACCGCTTAACTTGTTTAAGGTTAATATTTTTGCGGTTCTATTTGGGTGTTTTTTTTCAATGTAATCTATAACCTTTTGCCTGTGCTCATAGGCTATGTCATTATCTACATCTGCAAGTAAGCTGCCATCAAGGTATACTAAGCCATTTTTTTCTATTTTACGAGCTCTGCTTTTCGAGACAAATCTTTCAAAAAATAATTCATATTTTACTGGATCAACTTGGGTTACGCCTATTAAGTATAATACTAAAGAGCCTGCGGCTGAACCTCTTCCGGGGCCTGTAGGAATATCATTTTCGTGACAATAGTTAAGTATATCCCAATTTAGTAAAACATAATCTACGAATCCTAGTTCATTGAGAATCGAAAGTTCTTTTTTAACCCTGTCATAATACTCCTGTTTGTTTTTTTGAGTATCTATGCCTTTGTCTTTTGAGCCTTTTAAACAAAGAGATCTTAAGAAATCAAAGTTTGATATATCGCTAGATACGCCAAGTTCATCATAGTGTCTTTGATCTATATCTATCTCTGGAAGCAATACGCCCGGGGGAACGCAATCTTGATAGCTCGAAAATTCTTTTAAGAAATTACTCATAATTCTATCTCCCAAACCTGCTTGTTAAAAACCTCATAATTTTTTTCTATATCATATAAAGCATCATGCAGTTTAGATTCGTCAAAATCTATGGAGTATTTTTGGCACAAAAACTTAAGATTAGTTTTGAGGCCCCTTTCTCTGAATCCGTTTAATTTATACTGCCAAGAAGTCATATCTTTTGAAGAATAACTTGGGCATGGAATTTTTCTCTCTATAGCCTTAGCAATACAATTAGTGTCTATAAGCCTATCGACGTAATTATAGTCTGGGCTCATTCCTAGTAACTTCCTGTGAATGCCATGAATATATACATCAAATCCAAGTATGTTATGCCCTGCAATTAAGTAGTCTTCATTATACAAATACGACTCAAAATCTTTTAAGGCTATGGCTGGGTCTATGGAATTTTTGTCGTATATTTTTTTATTGAATCCAGTTATTTTTGCTGCGTCTTTTGACACTTTTATATTATCCCATTTAAGTAGATAGTTAAACTTTTTATAAATTTTACCACCATGTACTAGGCAAAAAGCCAACTGCCAAGGCTTGTTTTCTTTTGAACCTAAATTAAGATTACAGGTTTCGTAATCAAAAAACATGTACTTTTGTGATTTAATGTGTCGTAAAAGATCTTCTCTCATGCGTATTCTAAAAAACTGTTGTGTTTATTTTCTCTTGCGTCAGAAACACTTTCCGATAAATAGCTAAAAAAATATTCATCTGCATTTCTCTCGTCTATCATGTCTCTGCTAACGGTAATGCTCCTATCGATTGTCTTTGTAAAATGGCCCCAGCCAGAAGGAAGGTATAACACTTCACCTTTTTTAAGAACGCCATAGTAAGGCTGGTAGCCAGAAAAATATTTTTCCTGCTCTGCTTTTAATAAATTTTTATCATTGAATTTTATATTTGGGTCAAGACCTCTATCGGACATTTCTATTGAAAAGATTTCGTCAGGTTGTATGTCACATATTTTTTCAGACTCTTCTGGATTAAATAAAACAACTTCTTTTTTACCTTCTATTTGCATTAGGCAAGTATGTACTGCGTGGTGGTCTTGATGAAAACTACTGAGTGAATCTTCTTGGCTCATGAAAAGCCATAGATGTCTGTTTAGGTTTACGATTTTGTCTCTCCATAACTTGCTAAAATGGTCATCAAACCAATCTTCACAAAATGAAGGCGGGATTAATATGTCTATTAAATTGGGAACGCTTTCTGATGAAAAAGATCTTACTGCCTCTTTTGTAGATTTGATGTGTGGTAGGAAGAAATTATTTACAAAGTAAGATAGCGTGCATTCTTTTGTTTCGCCGCCATCTAAATACTTAGAGTAGCTAACTTTTTGGTCCGCAAAAAGACTCAATATTAATTCTAAGCTCAAATTTTCACAGGGGTGCCCTTTTAAGCCATTACAAATTATTGTTGGTTTATTTCTATAAGATAGCTTAAACTCTTCTTTGCTCGGCAAGCAATTTGTTATGGTTTTAATTGGAAGCGCTCTGTTCATACTCTAAATAGCTTTCGAAAGAAAAATCACTACTTGCTAAATGGTCTTGTTTTGGGGTGCTTAAGGTTCTTGATGAAGAAAAGCTTCTTCCACAAATGCATTTATAGGTTTGAAACGCTTCAAAGTCCGACCTATGTTTATAGTATATGCTCTTTGTGATTTCAGTATTCTTATTGTTGGATTTACAGTATGATAAGACTGCTTGCTCAACCATATTGTCAAAAGGCAAACAATTAGATTCTATAAAAAAAGTTGGATCTAGATCTAAAAAAGGGAATGCGCAGGCGCTCCCTAGCATGGTCAAGTTGTTAAATATAAAGGAGTCATAAAATGGTACAGCAAGCTTGAGATTTTTAGAGTCCCACATATCTATTAAATCTTTTTCGGCAATCGAGCCTTCTGTTTCACAAAAAGCGTGCGTATAAATTTTATTTAAAAGGGCGCAGCCTTCTGAGTTTTTCGCAAAAACTATTACTTTGTGTTCTGTGTTAAAGTCTTCGCCAATAAGATCTTTGTTAAAGCAAGATAATCTTAGTCCAAAGATTAGATCTTTGTTTATTGATTCGCAAGATTTTACCGCCTCCATAAAACCGGTAAGCGAATCTTCTACTAATATAACTTTTGGGAGATTGTACTCTTCCGCTATATCAAATATGCTATCTGAGCCCTTTGGGGATTTATTTGAAGAGCTGTCTAGCGTAAGGATTGATTTTCCTATGGAGTAGTGAGATTTAAAAAGCGGTAGCATTACAGAATATACTACCATAAAAATGGTTTGTTGTCAAGCTTTACCGCTTCATTTCTATAAATTTTTGAGGCGTGCCACCTCTTGATATATAATCTTCTAACTCCGATAAGAATTGATCTAAAATTAGACGGTCTTTCTTTGCAGGAGTAATTTCTCTATACTTTCTTATTGATGCTCCTGCAGCCAGTAAAAGTATGACCGCAAGAGGGTCAAAAACGCATACTAAAATTAGTATTAAAATTCTTATTGTCCCTGCTAGTTCTACTTTAGTGCCTGATATATCTCCAACAAGCTCTGCTATATATTTTACTGGGCCAACTTCCGCTTCAATAATCTGTTTGTTTTTCAAGAGTTCTGTGCGCTTGACATTTAACTCTGACTGCTGTGACATTAATTGCTCTATTTCGCTGGATATCTTTGAGAGTTTCTCGTCTTGGTCTTCTGATATTCTTACTGAAAGATAGGTTTGCCTGCTTAGTATTTGCTCCCTTTCTTCCTTTTGCCTTTCTCTTTCTTGCTCTACGTTTTTGCTCCTAGAAAAACCGCCTTTATCAAAAATTTCTTTAATTCTTAAGTCTAAATCTTTTACTCTCGAGGAAAGCGCCGCCATTTCGTTTACGTTTATATCTCTAGAGGATTCAGACATTCTTATAGAATCCTCTTTTCTTTTTATATTTAAATTTAAATTATTTAATTTAGTTTCAATTAAGTTGATCTCCGATTCTTGTTGCATTACGGAGCTGTTGTGCTCAATATGAGATTTAGAAAGGAAACCAAATATACCCATACTTGTAACCGCAATTAAAATTATAACCGCAAGGGAGAGATAATACCTCATGCCTAGATTTAAATGCTTCCAGCCTTTGTGAACTAAACAGGCACATGCCAGCTTGCCCACCTCTAAGACGCAACCCATTATAATTATAGGAAGAAATGCCCCGGGGAACATTGTCGTGAATCCTAGTATGCTGAAATATGCAGCAACAGAAGATATGCTAAGCGCAGAAGCGAGGGCGATATAAGATAAAACCATAAAGGTGAATACACTATAAATGTCTAGGACATCCAGCGTACTCCCTTTTTTCTATGTGCTGATTATTTTCTAGCTTAACTTCTAAATCTAATTCATTATCCGCAGAGCTAAGTATGTTTCCTGAATCGTCTACAATAACAAAATAATCTTTCGCTTTTCTAAAGGGACATATGTAAGCCATTACCACCTCTCCGTTTTCGTCTAAAACTGGCTCTCCTCTGCTTATTTTCGGCCCATCTTTTCCGCACATCAACTTGCCACCAAATGTTCCATCTTTAGGATAGCCTCGATTTTCTTTGTGTTGATCAAATGCATAATTACTCATGGCAATTTCTTCCGTAAAGGACTCTAAATATTCCTGAATAGAAGACAGTTGTATTTCTAGCCCTTCTAATTCTTCGTCTGTCACGGTGTCTGCGCACATATAGCCCGACCCTTTTTCATTAAAAAGATCATTGGTTTGTAAGGGGTGCCTTAGAAATAGAAATTCCATTTCTCTTTTTAAGAATTCTGGATAAAGGTATTTCACTGCAAGAACATATATTAGGCTCTGCATGTTGTCTGTTATTTCTTTGCCTTTATATACTTTTTTGTTGGTTTTAAAGTCTCTTATAATTGCCTTCGATTCTTTTTTGTAAAAGAACAACTTGTCTATAAACCCCCTTATATTATAACGCTTACCTTCTTGATCTACTCTTATTTCGAAATTTTCTTCAGATATAGATTGACTAGGTTTTGAATCGGTGTCTCCAAAGAAATCATATTTTAAGCCTTTTAATGTCATCTCATTTATTTGGCCAAGGCATCCATCGTTATTTACTGACAGTTTTTTAGCGTGATAGATAACTAGTTTTTTTATTGGCTCAGAAGACCATATGCTATCGTTTTTAAGAATATTGTTGTAGTGTTTTTTGTGACGAGGATTTCCTAAAATTTCAAAAATTAAATGGCATATCCATCCCATGCTCGCACCATCATTAGAAGAATCTGGAAGCTTGAGGTGGTACTTACACCAGTATGTCCAAGAACAATCTTTTGCAGTTTTTATTCTGCTGGCAGAAAGAAATAAATCTTTTTTCATGAAAAAAACCTTTCTAGATCTTTATACTTTTGAATAACATCACTCTTGTTTTTGAATTTGCTTTTTAAGTTTGCTTTGAAGTATCTTAGGATATACTTTGCTTGTTCGTCTTGATCTCGATTGAGTAATCTTTCTTTCCAATCTTTAAAGTCTGAAGCGCTCATATCTCCGAAATCGTTTTTACCATTACAAGGCAAGCATATGACTATATCTTCATAGTTGAAGTAGTCTAATAATTTAAAATAATTTAAAATTGAGTGGTCATGACCCCTGTTATCACTAGAATTTTGATCATTATTTAGGGATATTATAATCTTATCTATATCTAGCGAGCAAAGTAAACATATTATAGAAGAAGAAATTGATAAGCCGAATGTTACTAAAACATTTTTATGCCCATTTTCATATAGGCTTAGCATATCTCCGATGCTTTCCACCAAAATGACTGAGCGTTCTTTTTGTATGGCTTCTTGCACTGGGTAATAGTCTTCTTGTGTTCGAGCATAATATGGGTATATCCACTTACTCTTCGTGCCCATATGTTTCCATTTTGCTTTTTTGTTGCCAGAGACATCTCTTCCGCTTACGCCATGAATCTTACCATGCTTGTTGAAAATTGGAAACGTAAACCTGTTAGCCATGTCGCCTTTTGAATCTAGTCCGCAGCTAAAATTTGAAAGAGTGGCGCTTGATATACCTTTTGAGTTGTAGAACGAGTAATCTTTTTTAAGCCCATCTAAACAGCTGTCCGAGAAAATTTTCTCTACTGTTTTATTGTGTTGTGGCGACCTGCCGATAAGGCTTGATTGAGCATCATTAGATATAGAAATGTTATGAGACTTTATGAAATTGTCTATATCTTTTTTTTCAGAGGTTTCTAAGCTTAATTTTATTAACTCGTAGAAAGGAGAAAAGGTTGTGCTTTCTACGTAATCAATCCAGACCCCAGAGTCTTTGTAGATTTGTACTGCAGTCGGATTGTCTCCCCCTCTATAAGCGGCATTGGCTTGCCAATAAGCCCCCGAATCAGAAAGATTGTAGCCTAAAGACTCTAGTGCGCCTTTAATGTTTAATGAAGAATTGTTCATATACCTTCTGGGAGTCCAAGATTGTCTTCTGCGCCGCCTTGCGCTGGCTCAACAGTGTCAGTCCTATCGGAATTTATAAAATCTACTAAATCCCCTTTTTCAATAACAGAAAATCCATTAATCTCTAAGTTAATTTCATTTCTTCTTTGCCTGTTATTTGGCATTAATACTCTTTCTGTTGCTCTTGAAGCGTTTTTGCCTAAGAATCTATTTTTAAGTGGTTTTAATTTGTGTGTTCCAAAATCACTCTCCCTTTCCATTTCGTCTAGAGTTTTTTCTCTAAGAAGGAACATGTGTGAGCATTGCTGGGTAATCATGTCTGACAATCCAACTTGGCCTGTATCATCATCTAGGTCAGCACTATTTCTGTTGCCCACTATACCCCCTCTATTTGCTTGAACGCTGGTTATCATGGGGATTATAGGTTCTCCATGATGAAGTAGCTCTGCCTGAATAAATGTTTTATATTTTTGAATCATGGTTCCGACTTCCTGCCATTGAGAATTAGAACCTCTGCCCTCTATTGGGGATTTTATATAATCATAGCTAAAGATCATTGGGTTTCCCCTGCCAACCTCAGCATAATAAAATTTTTGGAGTAAATTAAGCTGCTCTTCAGTTGTATGGTTTGCTACATTATAATAGAAAAATTTCATTTTTTCTAGTTTTGGCCACCATCTTCTGACTGATTTTTGGACTTCTTCACTAGACATACCTCCATACTCTATGCTTCTCCATTTGCCTGTTTCAAAGTAATAAGGTGGTATTCCTGTTAATGCGGACATCTGTCTGAACATTAAGTCTCTTTTGCTCATTTCCCCGTTGTCAAAATGAAGAATGGGGATATCGTTATATTGAGCTGAAACTTTTGTACAAAAATCCATGCAAAATTTTGTTTTACCAACCCCGCTTCTAGCCACTATAACGGTAATGTCTCCGGGCCTAAGTAGAGATCCGAAAAGCTCATGAAGCCTTTTGTGTGGGCCGACATAACCAATCTCACCAACAGGGTTGTTGCCTAGATCTTCTATCAAATCTTTGATGTCTTCGTATATATTCTCGGGGCCAGAATTGCCTTCTATATAAGAAATTTGGTTATTGTGCGCTTTATCTGCGACCGCTATGATCTCTTCTATACTGCAGTTTTTAAGAGATTTCATTTGCTCCGCAGTATTTAGCGAGCTATTATAGTACTGCCTTCTTACGGTAAATGTTTTTAGATCTTTAGCATACTGATCTATTAGCGATTCGTTGACTTGGCTATCATAGAGATTGCTTACAAAATCATAGGCATCCATTTTTTCATCCAAAAAACAGATGCTCTCTTCTTCTAATTTGGCTGTTAGTGTCGTTGCATCTAGTCTTTCACCTTTTTCTATAGACTGCTTAAGATGGTAGAATATTTTTTTGAGGGAAGATGATGTAAAATCTTCATCTCCAATAAACCTTGCTAGGTCGTAATATTTGTCGGGGAACTTGAGTAGGCCAGCTAAAAGTTGACGCTCAAGTTTTGGTTTATGTATTAAAGCCATAAAACAATGTTATCACAGACTGACAATTTTGTCAATTTAAATCGTCGTCAAAGTCGGAAAGATCGTCAAAACCTGTTGATGGGCCTAGTGGTCCTCCTTCTGACTCCTCTGCTTGAATTAGATATTTTTCTAGGGCTTTCCTTAGCCCCATTTCGGTAATTTGAGTATTAAATCTAGATAAAACTAATGGTTGACCATGTTGGTCTACGCAAGCAAGAATAAAACCTCTAGAAGAATCGTCTGCCCCAGTAAACTCTATAAGTTGGTCTAAAAAGCTCCGGGGGATATTGAAGTCTTCGAATTCGTCTGGATTAATATCTGACATTAATAGTAGTTACACTAAATAAAATTTAAATTTCTAAACCTTGAGATAGAGAGGCTGCTACATCTTCGCCATACTCGCATTCAATTAATTTTATTTCATTTATTTTACAAAAGAACCTCTTGCTTTGATCTCTTTTTACTTGGTCTAAAAATTTCATCCTACTTTTGTTGTGAAAAAATTTATGGAATTTTGAATGTTGTGGTCCATTTGCTTCTACCGCAAGGGAACGGGTATGGTTGTAAAAGTCAAACCTTAATTTAGATCCAACTAAAGGAAATTCTTCATAAACTAAATCATTCTTCCAAATTCTTTGAAGATTTTGTTTAACCTCTGTCTGAAATTTACTTCTGCTAGGCTCATCCCATTTTATTGAATACTTGGATGCGTTTTTTACTGAAGCGCATTTGCCTGTAGTAGTTTTAAAATTCACTCTTTTTCTTTTATGATAATCTCTTTAAAATAAGAGGTTAAGAAGTTTGCTAGGCCTGAGTTTTCTTCTAAAAATAAATTAAGCTTTGACTCTCCTTGGATTTTATCTGGGCAATCAAAGCCATTGTCTTTAAGGAGATTAATAAAGTCTTCGTCAAAGCTAATCCACGCGCCTTTTTGGGAGATGAACTCCCATGCGATAAGCATGTCTATTAATTCTCTTTCAACCCAAACTGACTTTCCTCCGGTCCTGCCATACCTTACTGGATATTCTATAGTATAGTTAGTTTTTTCGTTCGGAGATTTTTTTACGGTAACCTTTACATTATGACCTAGGATTGGATTTTTTTGAGGGTCTATTGGTTGATTAGGCAGGGATAGTATTAAATCTTTTTTAAATCTAGGCTCAAATTCCAGAATAAAATTAGCAAAGTGAAGTAGTGCATTCCCCCCTGTGGCAGTAGTTTGCCTTATTGGGGCTTTGCTGTAAGGGTCAAGTTTTATGTCTGCGCGAACTTGAGATATAAATATTGCCATGTGGCCTCTTTTAGCTAAGGCAATGCTCATTTTTTGCATAAACTTTGCACCCAAAAGAGCGCCTCCCGCTACTTTATGCGCATCGTCAAAAGATTTATTGAGATCATCCTTCATAATTAATCCATCAATAGAATCTAAGATAAAACAATACCTTACATTTTCTGGATTATCCATTATTAGTGTGCGCATTATGTCTAAAACAACCTCGAATATATTACTCTCAAAAATAAAACATGATCCTGAGTCCCACTCTTCATCGCTAGAACAAAAGTTTATTCCAGACCTAGTTTTCATTTCCTTGCTTAACCGACCTTCTGCGGTAATATAAAGACCTCTAGAATTGGGCTGCTTTAGGAAATTTTTCATAACCTCTAGAGATTCCGAAGATTTGCCTCCTTCATTCATGCCGACAAATCTATGTAGGCCGGGGCCGAAGCCCCCGTTGAGTTCGAAATCCATTTTTAAACTTCCGCTGGAAATTTTATAACTTATTTCTTCTTCAAAATTATAATGGTGTTCTTTATTTTGCTTTAAAAATCCTTTGAGCACCGATTTAGTAGACTGTTCTTCTTTTAATTTTGTAGCCATTCTCTTATGTTTTTTGGTTTCTTTATTATATCATAATCCCTACCGCTTTTTCCAATTTCTTTCGCTTCTTTTTTCTTTGGGGGCTGATAGTTGTATTCCGTATACATTTTTTTTACCTCCTGATCCCCTTCTTGAGTAAAGAAGTGAGCCAAGCTTCTAACCTTATAGTCAAATTCTATTTTGCTCCAAAATTTTTGATTAGGATACTTCTTGACTAAGTTAACAAGCATTCCCGCTTCTTTCTTCATTTCAGTGGGGTTTTTCTCCTTGGGGTTTAGTAGGAGAGAGTACAAAACTTTTCCGACGTTAAAAGTTAACTTTTTGTTTTTGTTATTTTTTTTAGGGCAAGGAACTTCGGAAAGGAATGAGAACTCATCTTGGTCACTCATATGGTGATTTTAAATCTTTAGATTTATAGTAGTCCGTCATTAGCATTTTGAATTTAGAACTAGCTATTTGTAGTCTAATTTGCTCTCTCCTTCTATATTGATCTTTATTATCGTAGGAAGCTGCAATTTGTCTTTGGAGGTGGCCAAGGATGACTGTGCAAGCATAAAGGCGCGCTTCTTTTTCATTATCACTTATTTCAGATAAATTCTTTAAAGCCTCTATATACAAGCCTTTATCGTTTTTTTCTGTACCCAAATCTTTTGTTTCACTCATTTTATTCTTTTAACTTTAACTCCATTTCCTCTACGGACATACCAAATACATCAGACGGGTTGAGTTTTTTCTCTTTAACTAAGCGAATTCCTAAATCTAGCTCTTTGGTTTTTTCTTTTTTAGCCTCCCCTTCTGGAAGCATATCCACCATGCTTTTTAGTTTATCGATTTCATAATCAATTCTTTCTTCATCACTCATGCTTGATATGCGAGCTTCTTCTTCAAGCTTTTGCTTAAGTTTTTCTTTGAAGTTGTCTATAAAGTTATAGACGTCTCCCATGTCCTTGACTACCATGAAGTCGTTGATATCAAAGTCGAAAGTTTGACCTAACGTTGCCTCTAGGGATATTACTATCTCTACTAAATCTAGGGAATCTAGGCCTAAATCTTCTATGAAATCTGTTTTTTCGTTTATTGAGTCTGGATCTACTTCTAGGCCGCGTTCCTTGCACTGCTTAGAAATAATTTCATGAAGAAGTCTTTTTTCTTTTTTTGTCATTGACCTATATTAGCACAAGATGAAAATCTTGTCAAGCTTTTAATTACAAAAGAGTTTTAAAGCTTTGGTCTGATAAGTTGTGAGAGCTGTGCAAGGGTATAGCCCATTTTTTCGAAAGGTAAGATTCTATCTCGTCTTTTTTTGAGTCATCTCCATGAATGACGCACTCAGCAAATTCTCCTGCGGGGAATTGGGTTGAGTTTCTATTTGCAAATATTCTTAAGTTAAATGTATCGGAGATATTGTGAGAGTAGGGGGTTGTGGAACTATATTCTCCATCTACAGAGAGAGAAAGCTGTTGGAGAGTCGGATCTAAAAAGGCGCCAAAAATGTGAAAGCCTCCAAGGTGGTCAGTTGTTCCAAAATCAAGAGTTGATGATCCAGATCCAGATCCGGTTAAATTGGCGCCAGCGAACCTGTGTAGAAATTTACCTGAAGCTTTCGCGGCAAATTGAAAGTGTGTTCCTGAGCCTCCCTGCCCTATGGAGAATATGGAATCACCTCCGTTGTTGATGGCTGTAACTTTCGCTACAACATAAATCAAGTATCTTGCGGAGCTGTTAGGAAAACCTGTATTCGAGATATTAGCTTCAAAATAATCTCCTTCTTGAATTACTGCGGTGGTGTGATTATTGTGAGAGGATGTATTTGCAAAACTGTTTGCGCTACTTTCAAAAGACACGTCGTTGTTATTTCCGCTTTGGTCGTTGAGTTCGATAACTTTTTTTAGGGTTGGATCTAGTTTGGTATCGTTTAGGTTAACCCAAAAATTCAAAGGGGAGACTGAATTTTTATGTCTATTGATGCTTAAGTTAAATGGGGTTGGCCTAAATCCAGCATCAAAATCATCTTTAATTTCTGCAGCCAAGTCTAGATTGTACAACTTTCTGAAAAGCTCTCTGCCAGTGTGGTTTTGAAAATAAGTCTCCTTCTCCTCGCCACCCGAAGCGAGTATGTTTTTAATTTCGCTTTTAATTGTGGCGAGCTTGGATTGCATCTCTGGTTTATCTCTTATGGTGTGAATTTCTTTATTTAACTCCTGCAAGCTCATGACTTAGTTTATTCCTGTTTAATTTAAAAGGCGGGGAGAGGGACATCCCATTCCTCCCCGCCTTAGTTTTATATGTAGTTACTACAAAATCTTAATTTTCTTGGGTTTCGCTGGCTCTTTTTTTGGTATCGTTATTAGTAATATACCATTATTGAAATCAGCCTTGATTTTTTTAGAATCAGTATTATCTCCTAATTTAAAAGACCTTTTGAATGAAGACCTTTTAAGTTCTTTTCTGATATACCTTGTTTTAGTATCAGTATCATAGTTATGTCTTAATCCTGATATGGTAAGGATATCTTTTTCTAGGTCAACCGAAACCTCTTCTTTTGATAGGCCGGGGATCTCTGCCTCAATCGTTATTTTTTCGTCGTGATCAATAGCGTCAATCTTGGGGTAACTATTTTTTTCAAAAAACTCTAGACCAAACTCTTGACTGAAACTTGGAAAAGCTTTAGAGATTACGTTATCAAACATCGCATCAAAAGGCGTGAGAAATTCATCTCTACTGAATGATGCTACTGTGGGCGACGCCTTTCGGCTTTTGGTAATAATATTATGTGTCATTTTAACTCTGTTTTGATGTTTATAAGCCCTTTTAGGTGCTTGAAAGCCTCTTTTGAGTACTTCTAATATTATTATAACACAACTCGTGCCAAAATCAAATTTTATTTTTCGTTAAAATGTATGTTGATACTATTTTTGTATGGTCATTAAAGAAATTATTGATCTCTTTCTCACTGCTATTTGGCCAACACATCCAGTGCCAATCTTGAAGATCGCTAAAGCCTTTTACTAGAATTATAGCTACGTCAGTTTTTTTTAAATTTTTAAAATTAATTTTTTTAATTAAGAAATTATTTTTGCGAAGATATTTTTTTAGCTCTAGTGGACAAGTTATCTTTGTGAACTCGTGTGATATAATCCCCATTATTTCTCTATAGTGGGTGTGATCTGAATCTTGGATTTCAATGCCTATCTGTATTGGATTTTTATTTATACCGAAGTGGGATAAAGCTTGGCTGATCGCAAGAGGCCCACAGCTCACTAAGTGGCAATACTCGTAGCCCTTAAGTCTGTAGGCCTTATGTTTTTCAGACTCTTTTGTGAAATACAGTGGGCCGCACCCGAGCGAAAAAAAGAAAAAAGTTAGGATTGTAATTTTAAGCGTGAGTTTAAGCATATTCATACATGTGAATACACTCTTCATCTTATCACTCCTTTAAGCTTTCTGGTGAATCTTGCCTAATTAAAAAGGGGAAGTTCTTGTTGAAAGATTTTTTATTTCTTGAAACTTTTAAATTACCTGTGACCGCCGAAGTTTCTATTGGTAGGTTTAATATCTCAGGTATTGATGGGGGTTTGATGGATGGATCTAGCGCCCACATAATTCTGTGTTCTTTTGCCCACCTTTCAATTCTCCTCACTGGAACCATTAGGTTAAAACCTTCTCCTGCGCCTCTCACTATCATTCCTACGTATTCACCTGTCTGTAAGTAAACTCCACCTCCTGATGAGCCCGGAAATGCTGTAACAGTAGTTTGATCAAATTCAACTTTTCCGTGGATTCTGCCAACTTGAGAGATTATACCACTAGTCATACTATTGGACCCCATTTGTCCAAGTAAAGATCCTACGTGAAATAGTCTGGTTCCTATGGGTATGATGGGTTCATCTTTGTTTAGATAAAATTTGGCGCTATCTTTGCCATAGTCAAGGGCTCTGACCATGAGTAGAGCTAAATCTTCTCCGTCGTCTGCGTCGCTGTATTTAATTACAACTGCGTCCATTTTTATTTCTCCGACCCTTCTGCCGCCTTCAATTAATTCTTTAATTATTTGAACGTCTCCAAACTCAACTAATTTTTTAGGGTTTCCATCTTCGATAACAGTCCTAACAGATCTAAGGTTATCAACAACATGTGCGCAAGTCCAAACAAAGGTAACTGTATCCTTGCCTATTTTTCTGGTAATGAGTACTCCAGAGCCTTCTGATTTACTGTGGTAGTTTTGAGACCTTATTGTTACGGATATATCTTGTAAGTGTTTTGAAACTTTCCTTCTTTCTTCTGGATTTATAGCTAAACAGGGGAGTTGCGAGCATACCGCAATAAATAACAATAGAGTTTTCATAACTAGTTGGGTTTTAGGTTTTACTAAGTTCTAGTTATGATTACACAAGCTAAAAGCCTGTTCGTTTTATTTTTTAAAAATCGTCTTCTAGAGATCCGTTTTGCTGATAGTCTCTGGATCTTCTTTCAAAGAAATTACCCATAGCTTGAACATCAACAACTTCGCCTAACCAAGGGAAGGGGTTGTTGTCGCTTGGAAATCTATAATCAAGACCTATTGACTCTAGCCGGCGGTTGCCAATGTAGTGCATATAGTCTATGAACATTTCTGCATTTAAGCCTAATATGCCTGTCGGTAAAACATCTCTAGCATATGCAATCTCAAGCTCTACGGCTTTCTTGATATGCTCGACAAATTCTTCTTGTATTTTCTTTGTCCAGATAGAAGGGTTTTGCTCTATTAAGGTATTAATTAGATACACTCCGAAAGCTATATGAGAGCTTTCGTCTCTTAGGGTATACTTAATTTGATCTGAAATTCCTTGAAGCTTGTTCTGCCTCCCTAATGCGAGTAGCATAGCGAATCCACTAAAGAAGAAAGTCCCCTCGCAGACAATCCAGTAAGTTAGGAAATTTCTCAAAATTTCTTGCTTGCCTTCTTTGGAGTGAGCGTTAAAATCTTGCCTGCTTATATCATTGGTGATCTCCATTAAGAAATCATCTTTAGCTTTAATGCTAGGTATATTTTCGTACGCAGCGAAAACTTCATCTATATCTAGATCTAAACTATCACAAATGTATACTACCGTGAGATTGTGAAGACTTTCTTCAAACGCTTGGCGCAATATGTACTGGCGGCATTCAGCGTCAGTAATATATCTAAAGGCACTAAGAAGAAGATTGTTACCAACCAAAGACTCACTTCCAGCAAAAAATCCAAGACAGCGTTTAACAAGTAATTTTTCATCTTCTGTAATCTCATTGTTTTTCCATTGTTTTATATCCTGCTGCATTGATATTTCTGTGGGCATCCAGTTGTTTGCGCAGCTCTTAAGAAACAATTCCCAAGCGTATTTGTGTTTATGTGGAAGTATTCTGTTTACTCCAGCTATATTTTTAGTTAATAATTCTCCGGTTTTGTCTTCCATTTTTTCTTATGTGTTTATGATTGTTTAAATACAACGAATATTTTCTAAAGAGAGTTTAATATTTTTTTTAATTTGTGGGTCCATGGGTTGGGGTAAATTTTCTGGAGAGAAAAAACCATATTCATCGTGCTCAAAGTTTATCTTGACTTTGGGTAGGTAATCAATAGATAGGGCGTATGCCCAAAAGTCGTATCTATTATATGTTTTGTATTTTCTTATAAATATTGGATCTCCTTTGATTTCTATACATGTTTCCTCTTTCATTTCTCTTACTGCGGCATCGAGGGGCGACTCGCCTTGCTCGATGCGACCGCCAAATAAAGACCAATTTCCTCCAAATGGAACTTTTTCTCCTTTATAAAATTCAATTCTCCTGCCTAGAAGGATTGAACTTTTACAAAAAAGAGCAATGGCTGCAGCCTTCTTATTGGCAGCTTTCACATGTTCCACCATTTGCCATAGCCTCTAGGCTACAAGCAGAAGCTTCTGTGTTTGGTTTGGCTTCGGAGTCTGTTGATTTTTCAACTTTACTTGCAGCCCTATTTCTTAAGTAGTAAGTTGTCTTGAGTCCAGCTTCCCAGCATGCAGTATAAATATCATTTAAATATTTTAATGATGTGTTTTTATTGTAAAGGTTGAAGCTGATTGCTTGGTCTAACCATTTTTGTCTGACTGCGTTACACTCTATTAGTTTAAACATATCCCTGTCGAAGGCTGTTTTGTACTTATCTTTTACCCAAGAGGGTATTTCACCATTAAGGAGGTTAATATCTCCGTCTACATTTTTAACCATTTTAGATAAATCATCAGACCATAACCCTAGATTTTTCATATCTTTTACAAAATAAGGGTTTGTTATATAAGAATTTCCGCTTTTATTTTCATAAACAAACAAAACTGAAAAATTTGGCTCGATACTCTGTTCCACTCCATTTATATAGCCAATAGTTGCAGTCGGTGCGATTGCCATGGTGTTGGAATTTCTCATTCCATGTTCTTTTATTAGACCTCTAACATCCGTCCAATCAAAATTAGTTTTTTGAGATCGTTTTTTTCCTCGATAATCCATGAGGTTATTCCAGCTATCTAGTGGAAGTATGTCTTGATCCCAGAGTGACCCGGAAAAAGACTTATAAGCACCTCTTTCCTTTGCAAGCAAAGCGCTAGATCTTATTGCGTGTAAACTAAAATACTCAAATAGTTTGTCATTGAATGACACGCTATCTTTTGAATCTATATTGATATTGAGAGTATGAAGGACGTCGTGAATGCCCATCATACCAAGGCCTATTGGTCTATGAGTTAGATTTGAATTAGCAGACTCCTTGGTTGGATAAAAATTTAAATCTATAACATTATCAAGCATTCTTATTGCTGTAGAAATAGTACTTGATAATAATGTCCAGTCGATATCAACTCGTGATACTGAGCCATCTCTTTTATATAAGGTTCTCAGATGGTTTAAAAGATTAATTGAACCTAGATTACATACTGCAGTTTCCCCAACTTCCTCCTTCTCTCCATTTTTGTACTTAGAGGGTTTTGTGTGCAATGTTATTTCTGTACACAAATTAGAGCTATTAACTGGACCTTCGTGCTGATTGGTGTATCTAATATTGCAGGAGTCCTTAAAAGTATTCCACGGATGAGAGGTTTCAAATAAAACTCTAAGCATTTTTTTCCACAGGTCTTTAGCTTTAATTTTTCTGAAAGACTTTATCTCGTTATCTTCCGCCTTGCGACAATAGTAAGCGTATTTTTTGTCAAAATCTGCGCCAAAAAGACTGTGAAGATCTTTGCATTCGCTGGGGTCGAACATATACCAGTCATCTTCATTTTTAACCCTCCTCATGAATTCATCGGGTATCCAAGAGGCTGTATTCATGTCGTGGCATCTGATTCTGTCGTCACCAGTATTTTTTCTTAGATTCAAAAAATCTTCAAAATCTAAATGCCAAGGCTCTAGGTAAGCGCACCCAGCTCCGGGTCTTTTGCCGCCTTGGTTGACTGCAATTAATGTATCATTAAAGATTTTTAGCCAAGGAACTAGACCGCTTGATATGCCATTCGTTCCCTTTATGTGAGATCCGGTTGATCTAAAATTTGTTACATCTAGACCTAGCCCTCCGGCATATTTTGATTTTCTAGCCTCTTGCCAAACTCCATCAAAAATTCCATCTATACTATCATCAAAAGTATTTAGGTAGCAGGAGCTTAGTTGAGAGTGGGTGGTGCCGCTATTAAATAATGTTGGAGTCGAGGGCGTATACATGAATTGACTCATTAAATTATAAAACTCAATAGCTTTATCATCTTTATCTTTTTCGTTAATTGCTAGACCCATAGCAACCCTCATCCAAAAAGATTGTGGAGCTTCAAGTATTTTCCCTTCGGATCTTATTAGGTATCTATCAAAAATAGTCTGTATCCCTAGGTATTTAAAGGACTTGTCTCTGGATATACATAAAGACTCTGATAGCTTTTTTAAATCAAAAGATAAAAGATCCTTAGAAAGTCTGCCAAGAGAAACTAGAGATTTGACATTTTGTATAAAACTCTTTCTGTACTGCAATTCAAAGGCGTCTGAGTCGACACCCTCCTTAAATACTTCTTTGTATAAGCAATTTAATAAAATTCTTGCTGCCGCGAATGAATAATTCGGCTCTTTTTCTATTTTTTCTCTGGCTGATAGGATGAGAGCCTTATCGATTTCTTGGGTTGTTATTTTGTCAAACAATTGAAGTTTTGCATCTAAAACAATTTCACTGGCGGATATATCATCTATGTCCTCGCAGGCCCTAATTGCGCATGCGTTAATCTTGTCGACGTTAAACTCTTGCAAGCGTCCGTTTCTTTTTTTTACTTTAATGTCCATCGGTTTCTTTACACGAATAATAGCATATTATTGGAGAGATATCAAGAATAAAATTAGGATGTTAATAACATTCTGCATTACTAGGCTTAAAAAATTTGCAACGGTTATAAAGATCATTAAATTGACTGCGCCTTGGGGTGTCGAAATAATCCTCGAGCTCTTTGTTTGCTCGAATTTTACTTGACTTTTTAACTTTAGAACAATCGAAAGATAAATTTTTCATTTTACTTAATGTTTTGATGTAGTTTGAAAACTCATTGAATGAATCGCAAATATTTTCGTATTCAACGATAGCCACATTCTCCTCTGGTAGTAATTTGACTTGGCTATTTATATAAAGAAGGTTATCTTCTTGAACTCTAGCAGCATGCAGGAGCGTCATTCCATTATGCTTATCAAATCTTTCCCAAGAGGATAAAGTTGATTGCACAATATCTCTTAAGCAAATTATAAAAAAAAGTTTTAAATTAAAATTTTTAGAAAATAAATCATTAAACAGTTTTATGTCAAATCTTCTCAAGGGGTCAAGTGGTCTATTGTATGGGAATGACGCTCTTTCTATGTGGTCTAAGTTTGGATGGGATGTTAAGTAATTATTTATTTCACTCTCCTTGGTTTTATTTGAATGAAATGAAGATTTGTTAGAGAAGTAATCTAGTAATAAATCATGAAATACTTTGTCTTGTTTGAATGAGCAAGTTTCTGCGAATAGATGATGCCCTGAGCCTTCATTGCCGATTAAGAACAATATATTCATTGGGCCTTATTGCTTTTGGTTAAAATTGATTCTGTGGACCCTGAGCAAAATCTATATATATGCAGCGCGTCGTTTTCTAGGTAAATACTAGAGGATACTTTGGGGTAAAGCCTTTTGAGCCAATCTATGTCTTCCATGGATTGACCTGAGTCCCCGCTTGAATATACGCCTTTAAAAGATTCTGACCGAGCTAGGGAAGATTTCCAAACGCACCAGTGATATGGTGGGCGAAGGGTGTCTTTATACTTGCCTGTGAAAGGGTTTATTCTTACGTCTTCATGTGGGTTGCCCATCTTTGCGAAAACCTTCGCTTCTAAACCATCTAAGTAACACTGCTGGTTAAATGAGATTACATCAGTATCTGGGTTGCTGGATATAGCTTTTATTATTTTTTTAATATAATCCTCGGATATGTCGTCATCATCATCCAGAAATGTGAGATGGCCACCTCTCGCAATATTCATGAGTTCATTTCTTTTTTCAAAAATATGCAATGATTTATTGTCTAGTAATGAGAGTATCTCTACTTCGTCACTTTCTCCTATTTGAGTTGATAATTTATTTAATAAAGGTAAGAATATCTCTAGCCTACTAGGTATAGATAGAATTAAAATACTTAACTTAATGTTGTTGGGATCTTTAGGCATTGTATTCTCTGGTTATAAAGTCTTGAAAGTATTCTTCCGCATCTAGTATTCTTCCGCATCCAGCATAAACCTGACCGACAAAATGCTTGGGGTCTCTAATGCCCGGCAGTGGGATTTTTTGAAAAAAAGTGTCATGTGTGTGGGATTTAGATTTGACTATTGGGTATATAATATCTCTTAGGAAATTTTGGTCGACTTGCCAGAAGTTGCCTTTGTGATATTCCTCGCATAAATCTTTCATATTTTTAAGTAGACCATTGCGTACTCCCCACATGCCTCCGAGGATGGGGACATTATGGAATTGGTGGTCTTTTATGATATGAAAATCTTTATCACTTTTCAACCATTCTTCTACCGCTAATTTCTCTCTGAACCATAATCTGGAATCACAGTCCCTTACAATAAGGGCGTCAACGCTTTGATCGCTTGCAGCCCAAAATCGCCAAAACATACCTTTCCAGTCGCCCTCTTCATCCATATTAATAATTTCAACATTATTGAACTCCGAGAGGTAGGTTACTATATGTTCTGGGACGCTTTTTCCTACATAAAATCTGCATACCCAATCTGGGTAAACAGACTTAGCTAGGGAGGCATTATGTAATGCACCCATAGTATATCTAGGGTTATCACCCCACAGGCTGAAAGAGATTATTTTTTTCAAAACTTTTTTAAGCTGAAGGTTAAAAAGCCATCCCCACCTTGTTTTTCTTTACTGGTTAATAGTTTATTGAAATCTACAGCAGGCCAAACATAGGAGCAATTTATGTTGAATTTAGAGGATAGGGCTAGCTGTTTACTAATGGTGTTATGTTTATGTTGGGAGTGAGTTGCTATTATAAGGTTTTTAATTATCCCGGTATCTAGGTAGTCTTTTTTAAGGTCAAGGATAACTTTGTCTTCAGACCCTTGGATGTCCATGTGGAGTAGGTCTATGGAGGTTAAACATTCGTTTTTAAGAATTTGCTTCAAGTTAAGTTCTGGACCAAATTTTTTAAGATTGGGTTCAATGAATAATCCTCCCCAGTGGCTGGAGCAATTGTAGCCATTAAGCCTGAAGTTATTTTTACCCCATTCGTAAAGCGGTTTTTTTAATTCTACGGTTATGTTTCTGCCGTGTGGAAACTTTTGCCTAAAAAGCAAAGACCACATACAGCAATGGCTACCTAATTCAACCATTGTTGGTGTGTTGCTTTTTATGTTTTTTATAATTTTATAAAATTCGTTTTGTTCAGCATGGGGCATGCAGATACGCTTAAAGCTGTCAAATCCGGAGCAGATTTGTGGGTCTTTAAAGTCGGCAAAAAGAAGACCTTTGTATTTGTGTATGGTGCTTGACTTGTTCACTTAGGGAATCCCTCGCTTTGTCTAGATAGGAAAGTTCTTTTATCTTCTTGGTCTAACTTTTCGTTCCTGAGGTAAAGCAGGTCATAACTTGTTTCGTTGTTTGGTACTGAGTGGTGTCTGTGTCTGATTATTATGTCGTTAAAATATTTGTATTTACCTGTCTTTTTTAGGACGTCTGTGAATTCTCTATCACACCATAAGGATTTGTAAGAGGGGTGGTATATATACCCAAATCGATCATAGTATTTTTTACCTAATATGGATAGAGTATTAAGGTTGGAGCCTTGTATTCCATCGTTAAACCATAACACCCCGTCTGTGTCAGGGAAGAATTCTTTCATGCAGTTTACAATGATTGAGCCAAAGCCATCTACTTCTGGGTACATGTCATCACTGGCTAACAGACAGATGTCAAAATCTACATCGTCCATATCCGCATTGACCGCCTCTATCTTAGATGCATTATCTCCATGGATAACTGTGGTATTACTGAAGCCTCTGAAATAAGCTTCCATCGCTGGGTTCTGGAATGATGGGTCGTCTTTATCGCAGGATATGATAAACTTTGTGTCTTTATGTCCACACATTCTTTGATACCTCTGGAAGACCTCCATGAACCTTCCGGCTCTATTTCTTGTTGGGAATTTAATTAGTAACTTCATTTATTCCAATATCGTGGCCAAAGCCTTTTGAGTGAGTGCCGAAAGCGCCAATGTGTTGGGCGTATGTTTTTTCGCTGCAAAGCAACTTTTTATTTTTATTCTTAAGTAACTCGAAAAGCTCCCAATCCCAGTTAAACGGATCTTTATTATAGTCTACTTCTCTAAGATATTCGCAGTTAACTAGCGATGCAAAACCACCCAAGGTTTTCTTTTCATTTAATTCGTCATCATAATTTGAAATTATTTGATGGCTTTTTGTGTTAAATAAAGAGACTACACCTATATCTGATTTAGATGTAGCTTTGGCGTAGCAGGATCTTAGGAAGTCTAACCAACCGGAGAGGTATACCCCATCTGTTTCGGCCATAAATATGTAAGGATCTTTTGTTTTGTGGTAAACAAAGTTTAATGCCATAAAGCTGTTTGCGTCGCAACCTGCATTTTCTTTAGATTGGAATATGTGTATATCTTTAGCCTTGGGGATTTTAAAATTATTAATTAATTTTACAGTCTTTGGGTTAGAGCTAAAATCATCAAATATCCAAAGCGTATCTTCTTTGGTGAATGGAGATGACGCTAAGGACTCAAGACATTTCTCTAAATAGTCTGGACGATTATATGTTGTTAAGATAAAATTCATTATTTGTGAAGTTGAAGTTGCCTGCCCAATCTTTTACTTTTATTGTCTCTTCGTGATCTTGGGGTGTGATTGAGTGAACACCTCCGATTGCGCCTATGTTTTGGACTCTACTCATTGTTGGAATAATTTCTTTCCGATTTTTTCTTAAGAAATTGTTAAGTAGAGCATCCCATCCTCCGTATTTGTATTGCACTTGATATATTGATCCTAAAATTAGCTCTCTATTTTCCCAAGTGCTTTTCATTCCTCCTTTTTCTTCCCATCTATCTATCCATGTCCCCCACCCTTGATTTGAGAATCTATTTTGAAATTCATATGAAAAGTGAAGTTCCTTGGGTATAGTTTCATTTGGGTTTCTGTAATGACCTGCGCTAACTGTGTAGATCGAGTCATCGTTTTTAAAGTTTTCCCTGCAAAAATTGTGAAATAATAAAAAGTCTTGAGCTAGAACTGTATCATCTTCAATCAATATTACATAGTCACAAGATTCGAATCCTTCTTTGAGTGCGTTGTAGGTATTTAATGTATGTCCAACTCTTTGGTTATTTACTGTTAGCTTTACATCGCAAAAATCTATTGATTTAAATAGTGATATTACCTCTTCACTCATTGGCTCGACATGAGGAATGAGGGTTGCGTTTTCTACTCCTATACAACCACTTAAGGAATTAATAACTTTCTTTGTATAGTCAGGTCTATTGCAGGCCGTCATTACGATGGTGTTACTTATCGACATATTTTTCCCTTAATGAAAGTTTGTTGATTCTTTACTACAGTTTCTAATTTCGTTGTATAACCAGACCAATTTCTTTTACGGGAGAGGTGTCCGAGCTTACATAGCCTGTTGAGGCTGCTGCGAACTGTATTCGGGTGGCACTTAATCTCCTTGGCTAAGGATTCTATGTTTAGATGGAACTCTTTGCCGTTGTATGATTTTCTGCAAAGAGCGTAATATAGCGTGCCGTCTTTGTCTTTTAGGTTGCCTGATACGATGTCTTCATGTAAGGCTTCTGGTATCATTCTGAAAAAACTCATTCCGCATATCTTACTACGAAAACAGAAAGAAGTCAACAAAAAAATGTGGGAGGGTCACAGAAAATTGTGAGTCACCTACTTTTTGCTGTGAGTCTCCCTACAAAAAATTGTTACTTCAATATATATTATAGCCTTAATAGAGGAAATATACCCTTTATAGATGATGTCGACTTAAAGTCTTGACAAACAACTGGAAATAAGTTATTATAGACGGATGCTACTCAGAAAAGAAAAAGAAAAAGAGAGAATGTTTCTAGTGTCCTGCGCTGATTGGGAATTGGCAGTTAAGGCTAGGGACGCAGAAGAAGCTTGCACTAAAGCCATAGAAAAAATGCTGGAAGAATACGGGAAAAGAGTTAAGGTCTCGCCCGTTATGCTATCCTTTGATTTTTCTTCCTACGCAGAAGATGCTGACTCGGATTCAGCAACTAAAATAGTAACTGCCTCATCCATGCTGGCAAACGCTGGTCACCATAAGTGGGCAAAAGGAATGAACTCTATATTCGGGAACAAATAAAATGGAAATAAATGTAAACTCAGAAATTAATAGTTTTAATATGCCTGCCAATCCGGGGGATGCAGGGTACGATATTACTGCACATTCAGACCCGCACATTGAGGGCAAGAAGCACAAGTCTAGCCTGTACTCAGAAATAAGCTATATAGAGTACGATACAGGCGTAAGCCTATCTCCCAGCGAGAACCAGATATTCACACTACTCTACCCAAGATCTTCTATCTCGAAATACAATCTCTCACTAGCTAATAGTGTTGGAGTTATTGACTCAGGCTACATAAACACAATAAAAGTCAGGTTTAAATACTACCCACAACCAGCAGATATATCGCTTGTTGATAACAAAATTTATTTTAAAATTAATAAAAATAAAATTTATAAAAAAGGGGATAAAATAGGACAACTGATTTTTACTTACCATGTTCACCCTCAAGTAAATAGAGTTAATCAGCTAAACAATACAGTAAGGGGATTTTCCGGCTTTGGGAGCACAGGTCTATAATGAACTTTCCTAAAGTCATAGGAGTCTCAGGGGTAGCGCGTTCAGGAAAAGATACATTCTGTGAAATAGCTCTTGCTTATTTTTCCCAATGGGGTATATTAGGTCGTAGAGAAGCATTTGCGGATGAGCTAAAAAAAGACTTAGATCAATTCTTGATTGAAAAATTTAACATCAGCTCATTTACTACCAACGATGAGGAAAAGAAAATAATCCGCCCAATGATGGTTTCATATGGAGAATCCAAGCGAGACCTCACTAAGGGAATGTGCTGGATTGATAAGCTTAAAAAAAATATAGAAAAAAATATAGATCAAAATATAATAACCTTTATTAGCGACGTGAGGTACCCGAACGAATCTAATTGGATTAAAAAAGACTATAATGGAACCACAGTACACATCAGTAGGGAAAATAACCTCCCCGCGAACGAAGAAGAGGCATACAATGATCCGTTGGTTCAGGACGTATCTGAATTCAAAATACAATGGCCTAACTTCGAAAGTGATATAAAATTAGCTAATCCCTATGTGCTCGAAACCCTTCAAGAAATCTCAAGATCCTCTTAAAAATCTTTCAGACTTAGAGTTGATTGAAAATATTCGCAATAAAAAGAATGCAGACCAGTGTTTTAATTCTATAATGTGCAGGCATAATGGCATATACTTAGACATGGTTCATACCTACAACCAAAGAGTTGATAATGAATCTCACAAGAAAGAGTTAATTGATGAAATGCATTATAATATATATAAAGCCGTAATGAAATACGACCCCAGTAAAGGCGCGAAATTTTCCACCCATTTAGGTAATGAAACAAAGTGGATGTGCCTAAATAGGCATAATAAAAATAGAAAAACAAAAACTTTTTTACTTGACGAAACCACTAAAAGTATGTTATCATGTTCTAATGATGGAGAAATAGCCAGATCAATCAATAACGAAATAATAGAAAAAGTTTTAGAGATTGTAGGAGATCATCCAGACAAAAGAGTAAAAAAAATATTTAAAATGAGATATATTATTGGCAATAAAAACAAGGTTATGCCTTGGAAACAAATAAGTAGCGCTATGGATATAAGCGTTCAAGGTTGTATCAATATTCATAACTCAGCTTTAAACAAGATTAAAACCAAATTAGCAAAGGAGACTTAAAATGTTCAATAAGTTCATCGCAGTAGGAAACCTAACTAGGGATCCAGAAACAAAATCAACAAACTCTGGTCACAGCATTTGTGAGTTCAGAGTCGCCGTAAATAATCCAAGATCTAAAGAGGATGTCCTTTTTATTGATGTAGAGACTTGGGATAAGCTTGCAGATATCTGCTCTCAGTACCTTGCTAAAGGCAAGAAAATCATCGTAGAAGGAAGGCTTAAGAATAATAGCTGGACCACAAAAGAAGGCGAAAAAAGAAATAAAATCTTTTGCGTCGCGGACGATATTCGCTTTGTTGGTAGTAAGTCTGAAGAAGCGGAATTAACCACTCAATCAAAACCCCAAAGCAAGGCAGCTCCAGCCACAGAATCAGAGGAAGATGTTGCTGCCATGGAAGACATTCCATTCTAATATGTCTGACTTTGTCTTTAAAGCTCCTTTAAATTCATTAAGCCTTGGAAACGTCTCCTTTAACATACTAAGGGAGGCGTTTCTGCATGGATCTAATGTCTCGCTTTTTAATATAGGGCAAAACCCAGACCTATCTGCCTACAATAAAATTGACAATGATTTCAAAGATTGGATTATAGAATCTCATAGCAAGAGATACTCTACTTCAAATAGGGATACCCCAAGCCTCCAGCTCTGGCATATCAATGGGAGCGAAAACAGAATAACTTCTCCGCAAACTCTGTTTACTTTTTACGAAGTTGATTCTCCCACTGAAACCGAAAAAAATATCGCCAACCTACAGGATAACATTGTATTCAGCAGCTCCTACGCAAAAAGAAACTTTGAAAACTCTGGGTGCAAAAATGTACATAACATCCCCCTAGGCTTCGATAACGATTTCTATATAACCAACAAAAAGTATTTAGAGGATAAAGTCCATTTTGGATTAATAGGCAAATTTGAAAAGAGAAAACATACCGCTAAAATCTTAAAAGCATGGGCTTCTAAATATGGAAATAATTATGACTACCAATTAACTTGTTGCATAACCAATCCATTCTACAAGCCAGAGCAAATGAATCAAGCTATTTCCCAAGCGTTAGACGGAGAGTCCTACGGAAATATATCTTTCTTGCCTTATTTAAAAACGAACTCAGAGGTTAATGATTTAATGAATGCTGTAGATATAGACCTTAGTGGCTTAAGCGGCGCAGAAGGTTGGAATCTTCCATCCTTTAATTGTACAGCTCTAGGTAAATGGAGTATTGTATTAAATTGCACTTCTCACTTAGACTGGGCGGATTCATCAAATTGTATACTTGTTGAGCCCGATGGTAAAATACCAATCTACGATAGCGTCTTTTTCAAGGAGGGCGGAGCGTTTAATCAAGGAAGCATGTATGACATTTCTCATGAAAAATTAATTGAAGCTTTTGAAAAAGCAGAAAAACTAGCTGGAGTTGAAAACAAAAATGGGATAAAATTGCAGAAAAAATTTACATACAAGAAAACTTTTAGCAAACTATTAAAAATCTTAATTCCCTGATTATCACTGCAGTGTAATAGACTGCATGGTAAGAAAAATACTAATTATGGGTCTTCCGGGCTCCGGAAAGACAACTCTTGCTGAAATTTTAGTAAGAAAACTTAACGCCTCTTGGTTTAATGCTGATGCAGTCCGTCAAGATATATACTCAGAGCTTGGCTTTGCTGAGTCTGATAGACTTGAGCACGCCAAAAGAATGGGTAAACTTTGTGAGTGGGCTTCCTTAGGAGGAAATTATTCCATAGCAGACTTTATTTGCCCCACTCAAGATACTAGAGATGCATTCAATGCAGACTTTACTATATGGGTTGACCGTATCACAGAAGGAAGATACGAAGATACAAACAAAATGTTTGAAAAACCCATGAATTATGATGTTAGATTAATTGAAGGGTCTGCAGAAGAATGGGCTGAAAAAGTTATTTCTAAATTAAATGAAACAGAAAAATGGAATAACCAAGCCCCCACAGCGCTACTTATTGGTAGGTATCAACCTTTTCATGTCGGCCATAAAACTCTTGTAGCCGAATCAATTAAACGTTCAGGGCAATGCTGCATTGCACTTCGAGATGTCGGAGGTATAGACGACAGTAATCCATACGACTTTGAGAAAGTTAAGGCTGAAATTCATGCTGCTTGCATCGAGTTTGGAGATAAAATAAAAGTTGTTGAACTCCCTAATATCACGGACGTATTTTATGGAAGAGGCGTGGGCTATAATATAGAGCAATTAGAATTAAGCAAAGAACTCCAGTCTGTATCTGCTACCAAAATTAGAGCAGGAGAAATTGGTCAAGATGGAAAACCTTTAGGAAAACGCCCGGAGTAACTTTACTTTTTTTAAAAAAGGCATATAATAAAGTATGCCAATATATCTCTACGAGCATCCAGAGACTCAAGAAGTTATAGAAATCGTTCAGGGCATGAACGATGATCATACTTTTACTGATAAAGAAGGTGTAGAATGGAATAGAATATATTCTCTTCCTCAGCTTGCTTGCGAGCAAATTAATATCGATCCTTGGGATAATAAGTCATTTGTTCATAAAACTGGAACAATGAAAGGCAGTTATGGTGACCTCCTAGACTATAGCGCAGACCTATCAAAACAAAGAGCGCAAGAGAATGGGGGAGTTGACCCAATCCAAAAGAAGCATTTCAAAGAATACGAAAAAAGAACTGGCCAAAAGCATTTAAAAGACAGAAAGAAAACAATTGAAAACAAAAACTTCAAAATAGACTTTGATTAGCCTTTAAGTTTCTTAATATCTTTTTTCAGTTCTTCAATTTGTTTTTGCTGTTCCTGTATTGCCCCACATAATACAGGTATGATTTGTTCATAAGAGATTGATAACGTATTCTCTAGCCCTCTTGTTTCTATCTCTTCTTCCCTTGTAGACACAGCTTCAGGTATAATTTTCTCAACCTCTTGAGCGATAAACCCGAGACTCGTTTTGTTTTCTTCGTTTTGTATTTTATTCTTGAAAGATGAAGGCTTTAGCTTCAATGCTTTTTTCAGCAACTCTGCTGAGTTTAGTTTTTTAATATCTTTCTTTAGTCTTCTATCTGATGTTAACTTGACCGAAAGAGCATAAACTCCAGTCTTTTTTATGGCGGCCATCTCAGTATAACCTTTAGATAAATCATTTACATCCTTGGTTGTACGAAATACGAAATGCCCGTCCGTTGAGGAACCCGGCGGATTAGCTGTATCAAGGCTCCCATGCTTTCCAGACCCAGCATAAAGACACGCATGACCATTACCATCTGCAATTCTCATATGCTGATTTGTAACAAGCATTTTTTCGCCTATATATAAGCCAAGAACCTTACTGTGTTCATGACCTATTCTTAACACATCTCGACCTAATTCTTTACTCGCAGCATTAGCCGTAGCAGCATTATACCCATTATCTGAATTTAACTCAGACGGTGAGATGGTCCAGTACCCATTATCTGTGTCTCTATATGAGTCAATGATATAATCACCCGAAGAGGTTGCGGAGCCCGGCTTTTTTAAAGTTACTTGCCCACCTTCTACTCCAAAAGTGGCATTTACATTGCTTTGGGGTGTAGGGTGGCATACTACTGCATGAAAATGCGCCGTAGCCGCCGTCGTTTCTTTTGTTGACAACCTAAGTCCATTATCATCATCAAATTCTAGACCGCAATGTCTATTCGGCAAATTGTTTATAAAATCTAAAGCGAACGAGGTGCTCGGAGAAACCCCGAGGTTAATCTTAATATTTCCATCAGCATCCCTCTCAAGACCCTGCCCCGGATTGACTCCCGCCGAGTTTCCGTTGCTATCAATAATTGTAGCTCCGCTGGCTAAAGTAATATTTTTATTAAAAACCGGACTTTCATTAAAAACCGTGCTCTTAGTAAAAGTAGCACTTTCTTTAAATGTTGCAGCTTTATTAAATGTTGCAGTATTAGAAAATTGAGTTGTTCCACTAAATACAGTAGCTGCTGAAAAACTTGTCGAGCTACTAAATGTGGCAGCATTTTTTACTGTTAAAGCTTGTGTGGTAGTAGACCCGGTTAATGTCAAGTCACCCCCTGCGCTTAGTGAAAATTTTCCACCACCACCCGTTATTGCTTTCTGCACAGCAAGACTGTCTTTAAAATCCGCGCCTCCTTTGTAGTTTATTGCAAATTTTAAACTCCCATCAATATCTCCATCTATAAAATTGTTACTAGTCGTCTCCGTCGCCCCAGTTAACCGAAGAGTATTTTCTCCGCTTGATTGTTGAGCAAACCCAACTAAATACCCTTTTCTGGCTTTAGCTCCTTTTACTGTAAAAGGATACTCACTGGTCGGATTCCAGTTAAAAACACCATCAAACCCAATCCCAACAGACCCATCGTTACCTAACTTAATTCCCTGCTTTGTGCCACCAGAATGGGTGATAAAATAATTCCCCATTTTTAAGTTTTGCGTGGCTACATGATTTCCCAAGTCATCTCCACTAACCGCAGCATTTACATACTCCCATATGCTATACACCTCTCCATTTACTAAATTACCAAGTGTCCCATTTGTTCTCTGAATTTTTAAAAAATCATCACTTAAAAAAGTCTTAGGTCCACCTATTAACTGAGGATAATTTTGTGTCAAAAAACCTCCAGTAGATATACCATCCTTAGATTGCCCCATGTCAGACATTAGAGCTTTCGACATATCCTTAAATTTAACCCTTCTTGCGGATTTTGAATTATCACTTTCTATAGTACTTAATAAAAATAAATCGTGTGCTGCGGGGATTTCTTTAGTACCTAAATCGTATATATGTCTACCAACATCATTTCGTATTGACACAGCCCCTTGTGCAGGCAACGGTTCATTTTCAGATACTGAAGAGTGCCCAGAAACACTTCCATCTGTAAATGTTATAACAGTTCCATTTATAGATTCTATTACTTTATGAACACCATTATGCCATACTAATTGCCCAACTACAAAGATCGTATTATTTGGAGGGCTAGATGATACTCCAGCAGCTCCAGCAGAACTTCCATCTGTAAATGTTATAATAGACCCACTTATAGAATCTATTTGTTTTTGAACGCCATTGTGCCAAACCGTTTCCCCCACTGAAAAAGATGTGGTATTTGATAATTGAAATACAGCAGTATACTCTTTGCTGCTATTCATTGTTATAGCTAAAGGATTAACTGCGCTTTGAAAAACACCTGCCGTATTAGTCCAATTAAGAAATTGATACCCTGAACTAGGTGCTGCAGTTAATGTAAGGCTAGTTCCTTCTTCATAACTTCCTGATGTCGCTCCAGATACAGAGCCTCCAGTAGAAGCAGAGACTTGTAAATTATAAGTTATCGACGGTATTTCCCTAATTACGGCATAGTGCTGAACATTCCAGTCCTGACCTGAGGGGGCGCCAGAGTCCCAGCGTCCTACGTCGCTTGCGTTATTAGGATTAAAAGTTCTTGAAAGTTGGCTTGGATTAGTGTCGTTATTATAGGTGGTAAGACTAAAGCTATCCTTTCCAAACCACCCTAAAAATTCATAACCAGCGGGAAGGTTGGAATATGAATATGTAATCGTAGAGCTACCATCGTATTCTCCAAATCCTGATAGTCTGCCCCAACTAGAATTCGATGATTGCGGACCACTTGATCCGATTCCCCTCAAAGTGTCTTTTATTTCTACATCACTGTTGCTACCTACTCGAAAAGTAGAAGGATGGCTTGGATTGGTGTCGGTATATGTAAAGGTTGAATCAGACCCAATCCACTCAATGATTCCTAATTCTACTGTACCGTCGATAATAATTTTTTCCTCGAAAACCGCATAAAAACTATTATTCATAGTCACGGTGTGAGAAAAGGTTTTATTAGTAGTTATTTGAGTTCCACTCGCATCACTTCCACTCACCCACTTAACAAATCGATGGCTATTCTGTGGTGTCGCTGTAATAACGGCAGTTTCACCTTGTGTGTAAGTAATATCAGAGGTGCCATTTGATACAGCTGAACCGGAAGCATCTGTTTCCACTGCGCCACCTGCATTACCTCCGATGGTTATGGTATATTGCGGGGTATCTTGCTCAAAAATTGCCTGAATGATCATGTAATCATCCTCATCTACCCCGATATGAGTAGGAGTTATGTCGACGCTATTGCTGGCAGTTGTGACCATTCCTTCGTCTACAGTACGCGTCAATGGATTCTCTGTTACCACCCGACTTAGGGTATAATTTGGATGAACATGCGTTCGATCCCCGACTTCAAGAAGATAATCTATTATCCCGAGAGAGAAAAGATACCACCCTTTAAATTTATACCCTGCATTCGGCGTTGCCGTAAGTGTTAGCTGAGTATCATCTTTAATATATTCTCTGAAGTCAAGACCGGACGCCACCTTATTTACAGCGTCATCTGCGCCACCCGGCTGCACTGTCTCACTGAAAGCGGTACCGTCGACCTTAGTTCCATTGACTTGAACCGAGCCCTGACCTATAGCCTCCCCAAACTCTGCTTTGGCGTGAGGCCTCCATTTCAGTTCGTCAGTCTCATGATTCGGAATATTTACATGTAGTGTAGCCATAACTAAATAGAGTTACACAAAAAACCTCTCTCCTCTGTCAGAAATAATCCAAGCAGATTCATCCCTCAAAAATCTCTCTTCATCGTACATATATATACCATTAAATCCATCATCATCCGGCGCAGAGTCAACTTCAAATTGTATAGTCGACATCATATTATCTCCAATTCCTACGTTAAAAGACTGTCCCGCAAGGGTCGCCCCTTTATAAATCATACCCAACACTAAACCATGGCGTCCGTCACAATTAGTTTTTCTTTCGTAGCCCCAAATATCATCATTATTGTAAGGGTTTGTCAAGTTCATCTTAGGGTAATAACATCGAATACCAACATTATATGTTTTATCGTCAGTCAATATCGACTTAAGAGCACCAACCTCCAGCTCTCTAACCAAGACATCCATATTTAAATTAGACACAATTGGAAATCTAATCTTTCTATCACCAACATAGTTACTGCCAAACCTCCTAATAGCCTTCCTATTCATACTTAATGAAACATCTACAGACTGTATTGCGGTTTTCTCAAAAGAGACTAAAGAATTTCCTCCAATTCCTTTTTCAAAATCTTCATTTAATGACTCGTATATATCAACCCTTATATCTCCCCTTCCAAAAGTTGGAACACTAACGCCATTACTAAAAGGCCTAACAATTTTAGGGTTTAATGAGGCTCCGGAAAATCTTCCATAAGAAGCGTGATTTGGATCTTCCGTTCTTGGCTTCCCTAAGTAGGAGTTTACTGACGGAAGCTCTGCCCCAGTATTAATATTAAATGTCTGAAAGCTCATGTTTGACCCAAGCAAACCAAGCTCAACAGTAGGAAAAGAATCTACGCCCAACCTTAAATTATAAGAATTTAAATAACAATTACCGAACCCGATAACATCATCCCCATGATAATTATCTTTAAAATATGCATCCTCACCTTCATTAACGCCAACGACAACAAAATCCATTGAATCGTCAATTCTATTAATGTTATTCTGGATCATGTCGTTAAACATTCCATACCAACCATTTGGTCCGTTTACGTAAAATCCTAAGTTCTTTTCATTATTTCCATCACTTAATAAGTAAGACACCGATAAATTTACATCTGGAGCTTGTAGCACTTGGTTTGCCGCTAACCCAAACTTACCAACCTGTCCAGCCTTAAACCTGTTTGCCTCAAAATTAAAACCAATAGACTGCACCCTGTCTAGATTCTTAAAGTCTCCAGCGGCATCAGTAAACCCGTGGCCTTTGCCAACCGCAACAGCCAAACTTGGGTAGTGAAGTCTATTCCTCATTTGTTATCCTTATTCCTTGTCTATAAACAAATACACCACAGCCCGAAGACTGTGGTGTATTTTTTAAAATTTACTTTTAATTATAAGTCTACCCAGTTGTCCCCCGAATCAAAGTAACGAGGATTACGCTTAGATCCGCTTCCGAAAATAAACAATCCATTACTCTTATCATTTGGACCACCAAGTTGAGCATTAAAAGTGAGATCAACAGTCTTATTGTCTCCAATTGAAGAACTGTAGTTTTCACTTTCAAGTCTTGCTCCAGCAATAATGTAAACCAATTTCTTCGCTGGCCTAGTCTTAGGATCTGGGCAGCGTGGGTCTTTTGGTTCATTAAGAGCAATAGCTAAGTTGCATGTAGGATTAGTATAAAGTCTTTCAATTAAGTTAGCTTCTTCAAGCTCAGAAAGAATAGCATTAACTGAAACTGACATAGTTACCGGGAAGTCAATTGATCGACCAAACCCAAACTGGTTACCAAGCCTCTGAATAACACTTCTTCCAATCGGGCAACTAAGCGAAAAGCTTTGAATGTGAGATCCGCCTTCTCCATGGATGTCAGCTAAAAGCGAGCTTTCATTCCCTGATCCGGGCACATCTCCAAGATATAATTCAATATCTCCGGGACGAAGTGCGGAAATTTCTCCAGCCTCATTGTCTTTTACGGCTGGAGGAAGTTCAAAGTACTCATCACAGATCATCAATCCATCATTGCCTGCACTTTTTCCTTCTGTATCAACAGCGGGGATACGCAATCCATCTGCAGTTGCGCTAGCAATAGAATCGCTCTTGATATTAAATCCCTCTACTGTAAGACTTGCTGTTGGTAAACCCCCAACCGCAGCCTCAATAGAATAGTCAGTAATATATCCATTCCCTACAGAAATAACGCTCTTATCTGCGTCAGCAGCGTTTGACCCAATAGCATCATCTCCCTCAGGAACCGTAAGTACGAAATAGTTGTTTCCGTCTTTAGAATCTTCACTTGCGTGCCAACTTAAAGCAGAAGTAGCTCCGGCGAGCGCTGTATTAATATCAGCTGTACCCAACTTTGATCCGGGGAGTGATCCTGCATCATTAGTATTAAAACCTAGCAATCTTTCATTTTCTCCGTTTGTTAACAAGTAACTAAAGTCGAGTCCGACTGTTGGAGCTTCAAGAACAAGACTATCAATTCGACCAAGCTGACCAAATTGATTAACGTCTGTACGATTGATTGTGAAATTATAGTTTGCAGTTTGAACTCGGCTAAGTTGTGTAACTACCGTTTCTCCATCTGTGCCAGCCGGTACAACGCCAGTCACAGCTGAAATTTCTAGCTCTTCTTCAACGTCTTCAAGACCCACTGTGCCATCATCAACTTCAAATTGTTTAAGAAATCTTACGATTTCATCAGTAACACCAGCCGCATGCACCGCGTATCCATTTCCAGCGGTAGAAATATCAACTTCGGTGATGTAACCAACTTCTTCCGTTACTTCTTCCCAATCCGCAGAAGTTCCGGGCAATTGGTTACTTGGTACTCCAGCGCCAACAAATGTTGGTGACAAAGTTCCTGCCCCCCCGAGGCCAAGGTTAACTCTTTTCCAAATTTTGCCATTGTATTTAACCAAGGGAATATTACCGGGATCTTTTCCGTAGTCAAATTGACCATCGACATTTCCTGCATATTCCCATAAAGCTAGCGCGTTTAAATCGGTTGCCGCTCCACCTGTGGCTGCCGAATCAGTACAAGGGGACCAGTCAGCTACTGTAGTAGGATTACTTCCAACAGCTGCTCCAGCAGCATTAGTCACAACATATAGAGCAAGAGCTCCGCCAGTTTCATAGGTAACTATCTCTCCGACAGTGTAAGCTTTAGTTGCATCATAAAGATCAGCTCCGCCATAGCAGTCTTGATCTACTTTACTGATTGTAACAACTCCGCCCTGTCCGCCGCTATCAGAAACAGTGGTTACACTTTGTTCTCCAACCTTCCATACAGGATAAAAGTTTTCGGAGGTTTGCGCCCGAATTGCACCCTTAGTAGCAGGGATCGTTAATGTTTTAATTCCATCGTTAGCTCCCGGCGTGCCTTTACTGGATAAGCCTTTGTTGCCTGCGGATTTAAAGTGGAAAGATGTCGAATTTGGGCTTACAAACAAAGCCTCACTCTGATAAATTACTCTATTGCGTGCCATTTTATTTTCTTGATTAGGTTATAAAAGGTTGGATTGTTTGAATTTACAAGAAATATATCTTTATGGGAAAGTTTTTTTTCTTTTTTTTAAATTTTTTAAAAACTGTTAGGCTCGGGGGTATCTAAATTTTGAAACCTCAATATCTATGAAACCTATAAATAAACTGGGACTAATCTTTGTATCCACCTTATCACTAAGCTTTGAGACCACTACATTTGATATTACATAGGGGCTCTTAATTTCTTCAAAAGGTAGGTCGCAGTATTTATATATACTATTTGTAGCGACGCCATTAATTACACTTTTTACGTCCCCAAACTCATCTACAGGGTGATCGTCATATGATACTTGATAAAATATTTCATCCTTTGAATCATTAAATACGGATAGTGCGCCGTCTAGTTGGTATAAGTTCTCAGCGAATACCACACATCTAAACATTGTTATTGTATTATTCAGACCCCCAAAAGCCATAGGTTCGTTCCTGCTTCCTTGATTGGCGATGAAAATTGCTGGAACTACTTGAGTATATGGATCAATTGGCGTAACAACCTCAAAAAACCTGCTATTTGTATCATATTTATCTTCTACAACAAGAGATTCTTCAGATTCATCTGTCGCATATATATTAAAATCTTTAACTGCAACTCCTGATATTGAAACATTTCTAGCAGATGTTATATCTTTATTAAAAATAACCCTACCATTTAAATAATCTATTGACATTTTAGGGTCTACTCCCGCTCCATCATTAGTTGTACTCCTATTCCAAGTCGCTCCATCTACAGTAACTTCACTAACTATTGTGGCTCCAGCTATATCTGAATCAAAAACCCACTGCTTATAAGGACTAGAATAAGCAATATAAGCAGGATCCAACCTTCCATCATTTAAGTATTGCAACTGCATAGTTCCACTTGTAGGTAAATTCCTATAAGCCTCTCCTTTTTTAAGAAGAAAATGATCAAACCACAAGGTAAAACTATTTGTAAGAGTGTGCTGGAACAGTGGTTTCATAAAATTAAGTTTTCTATTTTACTTCTAGCGCTTGCTATGATCGCCGACATATACTGCACAGGCCTGTAGTTCGCTGTTCTAAGATTATTCTCAGACTGAACGGCGGTTCCAGACCTACTATTTTGAATTGTTTTTTTACTGTATGCGTATTGGCCTAAGCCGGACATCCCTGCTTCTATCCCTCTCGCCCAACTTCTTCCTGCAGCCCAAGGCATTGGAGTATTCATATATACCTCTTCTATATCAGGCAAGAAAAACTCAAAATATGTCATTCCAGCTATTGGTGGCGCTAGCCTTACATATGATCTAGTAATTAGTCTCCTGATCGGCTCTACAGGTTTAGTTCCTCCTTCGAACCCTATAAAGCTAAAAAGATTTCCCTTTCCTCCAAGCGTTCCACTTATGTTAGCCGATCTTGCCCCGCCTTCTATCTCTCTAGTAACAGGATGGGAATTAAAATCCCTAAGCATTTCTCTTTTTATTCTTTCAAAAGAAATTCTAACCCTCCTTAAAGCGGAAGGCCCAATAGCTACAGCAACCTGCTTACTTGTAAGCTGGTTAATATTTTTAATAGAATTTGCTTTAGCCATAATCAATCTGCCGGCTGAAGATAAAAACTATAAATATGAGGAGAAAAAACTCCATGAGGCCTCTCCTGCCCTGTCATTATAAAAGTCTTTCCATCAAAAGTTACTCTTTTTGCATCCTTTAAATACTCATACGCGTCTTGTTTCACTTTTATTCTCACGGACCCCACAGGAAGCTCTACTTTTATTTGTGCATTTGCTTCATCTACATTTTCTTCGTCCTGATATTTGCCGTATAAAATCGTAGCCTTAAACTCCTGAACCACAGGAACATTATCTATACTCTCCTGCTTTCCTCTTACATTGTTGTACAGCATGTTATAGTTTTCATTTTTTGTGGTTATTAAAACCCTTTGGGCTTCCTTGTAAACGAAAATACTCCTAGAGAAAGTGTCATGCACGGTTTCAACCGCCGCCTTCATTGCCGCCTTCGCAGCGTCTGATATTAAACTTGCCATAAATTATTTTACACTTAAATTGAATTTTTTCTCACTGTCTTTATTATTACTTAGGAATAAGGATGCAAGCAAGCGATTTTTTAGCAGATATCTGTAGTAAGAACACTACGACTCTCTTTAAAGGTTTTCTACACTTAGTGGAAGATCTTAAAAGCGAGCACGACTCTAATTTTAAAAAACTTAAGGAGGCTTTGCCCGAAGAATATCACAGCTTAATAAATCAAGCAGACTATTTTGACGACGCTAAAATGCAACATCTTAGAAAAAGAATTCTAGATGTAGGCAACGAGAGTTTAAGAAATATTTTATACGAAGTTGAGAATTTTACTATAACTTTTGATTTTGGAAATTAATATATTATAAGGAAAAAGGAAAATGGCAGACTCAGATACAAAAAAAGAACAAAAAACGATTTATAGCTTCTTGGTTGAAAAAGAAGAAGAAGTCGAGCAGACTGAAACCAAGAAGGTCAAAAACGAAGACACTGGTAAGACGGAAGAAGTCAAAGAGACCCGCAAGGTTAAAGAAAGCGTGCCCTATAGAGTTATCATCCGACAGCCCGGCAGAAGGGAAATGGAAGAAGCGGACATGGAGTACAGCATAGAGATGAGTAAATGCATCAAGAACGGCATTCTCACAAAAGCCATGCTTGCTAAACAGTACAGTGATACAGGAGGGTTAATGACAGAAGAGGATGCTAAATTTCTAGACAGAAAATACGGCACCCTTGCAGATCTTCAAAATAAATTTACCAAACTTAGCGCCAAACAAAAGCGCACAGACGCAGACGAGCAAAAAATTAAAGAAATTACAGAGGAGCTTGCTGCGACAAGAAAAGTGATTATCGACCTAGAGACAAACTACTCCTCTCTATTTAATCACACCGCAGATTCGAAGGCTCAAAACAAAGCCATCATGTGGTATCTCGTCAATCTCACTTCAATCAAAAAGGATGAAGATGAAGACGAAATGTTAGAGCCTTTATTTAAAGGAGAGTCTTTCGAAGAAAAGAAAGATTACTACTATGATCTTGAAGAGACTGGAGAAGACGAAATTTTTAATCTAGTTAATAATAAACTTACCACCCTTTTAAGTTTCTGGTATTTTAGCACATCAGCAACGAAAGATGACTTTGAGCGTTTAGAAAAAGACATCGAAGAAGGTAACGTTTAAACTCTAAAATCATGTGGCTGAGTCAACTGAGCCAGAGAGCTTCTTTAGGAAGATCTTTAGAGATATATCTAGAGGCTTTTCTAAAGAAAAGCTAGGTAATGATATTATATACATAAAACATCTTTCCCAAGATGATCAAGTTGAGCTTGATGATATTGAAGATGAATACCTAAAGGCTGCAAAAAAAAGAGGCCTACCATCCGAGCAGGAAATGCTTGACCTCCTAAAAGAACAGGGTGTCTGGGGTGATAAAGAAGAGGATGAGATAGCTGCAGACAGATTATTCATACAAACTCTTACTGACGCAAAAAGAACGCTTGTACTAAAGAGTCAAATAGACAAGAAGAATCAACAGATTGAAGAAGCCTCAAAAGAGCTTGAAAAAAAAGTTCACGATAGATATCAAGTTTTAGGTAATACTGCTGAAAAATATGCAAAAGAAAAATCCAATGACCACTATATAATTCGTTCGTTTTTTAGTAATAAGAAATTAGATAAACCAATCTTTACTGAAAAAGACTTTTGGAGTCTAGATGACCGCCACCTACAAAAGGCGGTAGTTAAATACAACTCATTTTTTTCATCTTTTTCTGAGGATAATATTAGGCATTTATGTCTACAGGATTTTTATTATTCGTATTTCCCTTTTTCTGAATCTCCGGTAGATTTTTTTGGGCAAGCGATTGTAAATTTAACCTATAATCAATTAAGGCTTATAGTATATACTAAAATTTTCAAAAATATCTTTGAGAGAAATGACGCTATACCTTATCAAATAAAAAAAGATCCAGACGCCTTATTAGACTTTGGCAGTATCTCCGAAGAAACCAAAGAAAAAATTAAAGAAAAAATGGATGTTGATGGTGCTACAAGTTTCGTTGGCGCAACGAAGGAAGACCTTGATTATCTTAACCTTAGGGAGAAAAAAGAAGGTGATAGTGTAAGGACTGTATCACTAACAGAAGAGGCCAAAAAGAAAGGTGGAAGCTTAAACATGGAAGACCTAATGCGGATGCAGGGAATGGATGTAGGAGATTAATTTAGTAAAGACGCTTTTTTCTGTGTAATTCCCCGTTGGAAAAAGGAATTAAAATGGCACGCCCAGTAAGGATACCAGCACAGCAACAAGGATTTGAGAAGTCCGTTATGGACGCCGTTAATCGGCTGAACAGAAGCGGACAGCTCAAACTTAATGTAAACTCTAGATCTTTTACCCAACCTCTGGGGAAGATCACTGCCAGCGCGGATGAGTTTACAAAGTCTCTCGAAGCTTCTAATGCTCGTGTTATTGCTTTCGGGGCTTCTGTAGGAATCATTAATGCGGTTAGCAATGCTTTTAAAAGTTTGGTGATCCAAACAATGGAAGTCCAAAAGCAAATGGCTGAAATTAACGTCGTTATGCAGACAGGAACCGAAGGGCTTCAGAAAATGCAGACTGGGTTATTTAAAATAGCCAAAGAAACTGCTCAATCTTTTAGTGTTGTCACCGAGGCTGCTCTTGAATTTTCGCGTCAAGGCTTGTCTATGGAAAAAACTCTTCTTGCTACAAAGCAAGCCATGATTCTTACTAGAATTACAGCTCTGGATGCTGCCGAAGCTGTAAAAGGTCTTACTGCTGCGGTCAATGGATTTGTAGATGCAGGCATTAGCCACACTCAAGTTGTTAACAAAATGTCTGCTGTCGATGTTAATTTCGCAGTCAGTACGGAAGATTTAATTCACGGTCTTGAGCGAGCTGGAGCTGTTGCTCAGGACGCTAAAGTAAATTTTGATGAGCTAATGGGCGCCATTACTGCTGCGCAGCAAATAACCGCTCGAGGTGGTAATGTAATAGGTAACTCATTTAAAACTATTTTTACCCGTATACAAAGAAGCTCCACAATAAACCGACTAGAAGAGCTTGGCATCGCTGTTAAAGATCTGGAGGGTCGTACGCTTCCTGCGATGAAAATACTAAAGGAGCTTGCTATAACATATGACGGCTTAGCAGATTCAACAAAAGCTGCTGTAGCCGAGCAAGTCGGTGGGGTTTTCCAGATTAACATTTTAAAAGCTGCCCTTAAAGACCTTGGCAGGGAAAATAGCGTATTCGCTAGAGCTACAGAAATATCTAATAGAGCTACAGATGAAGCCACAAAGAAAAATGAAGCCTTAAATAAGACTCTTTCAGCTCTTGCGGCCCAAACAGGCACATCAATCCAGCAGCTTTCAGAAGCTATTGGAAAGCTCTCAATGGGAGGAGGAATTGAAAAAGTTTTAAAAACTATCAATACTATCGCAGAAGGAATGTTCAAAGGCATAGAGTCTGAAGGCATTGGTGGAGATCTAGCTAGAGGACTGCTAAAAGGTATGGGCAATATACTTTCTGGGCCCGGATTAATACTTGTGGGCGGCATGTTTGTTAAACTATTTGGTGAGGTTACAAAGTTTGCCACAAAAAGTATGGCTAACATTATTGGGATTACCACTCAAAAGCAAAAACAAAAAGCGGTAGAAGAAGCGATCCTTAAGGTTATGATGGAAAATGAAGGCATTGAAGCTTCATTGCTTGCGATGGGTAAAAACAGAGTTCTGCAAGAAGAGCATGTACTGAAACTTATAAAACAGCAAGCAGCTGCTGCTCGAGAAAGAGCTGCTATAGCTGCGGCAGTTGCCCCGGGCCTAGTTAGGTCTGGAGTTAAAGGGCCTAGTCTTTCAATTAAGGGTGGCGCTGCTGGAGGAATCATTCCAGCTTCTGAAAGAAATGCAGAGAGAAAAGGCGCAATATCAGCTGGATACTCTCCCGGAAAAGTTTCTTCTACAAAAATAAAAGGAGTTGGAGATGTCGTATATAACAAAGCTGAATCGATAAAAGAATTTCCGGGTATGCAGCAAAAGGCTATCATGCCTCCAGAGTCTAGCAGAGCTGGCTCTAAATATGCAAAAGCGTTCAAGAAAGCTCATGGATTTGACCCCTATGCGCCATCAGGCTTTATTCCTAATTATGGAATTGTTGGCGCTCGTGGCTCAGCTTCACTAGCTTTATCCAGAACAAATATGGTGACCCATGGAACCGGGCGAGGGCAAAATACTCGTGCCATGGACAAGAAGTATGGAGAAAGCGGAGAAAAGTTATTTGCAACAGAGACTGCTAGATTTGTAAATAAAAACACTCCAGAAGAAAAAAGAAACCTATTAGGCAGGATAATGACACGCTTGCTAGACAAAGGAATTGTTAACTTTACTCGCCCCGGATATTTTCAAAAAGAGTCTTTTAAAACAAATAGAAGAAGCTCCGAAAAAGATTTCGATCAATTCGAGAGGCATATGGTCAAACAATTATCTAGCGAAGGATATAAAAGCACAGGTAGAGTTATAGATCCCAAAACAAGAAAAGTCGAAGCAGGAAACAATCAATACCCTCAAGATGCTTTTGCCAAAGGCAAGGTTCCTCGAGAATTTAAAATTAATAGAATTGACGAGAAAGACATATTAAGTAAGTCAATAAGAAGGACTACCGATCTCGACCCTCAAGACATCCTTAATGGCAAATATACAAGGGGAGATATTACAAAAGGCAATGAATTTATACAAGTCTTAAGAAATAACTTCGGCCCAAGCTCAGGCAATCACGATGAAATCTTAATGGGTTTAGTAAACAAGTTTCAAAAGTCTAACCTAGATTCAGCTTTGAATTTATTACGCCAGAAAAAGATTGATGTTCCCGCTGGAGAAGAAGCTTACACTGCCGCTATTCATGGCTTACATCGGGGCTTTATTCCTAACTATATTGGAAGAAGGCGTATGCCGTCAAAAGCGCATCTCGAAAAAGCAAAAAAATCTATAGATATATACAGAAAGCTTACATTAAGCAGAAAAAGATCAAGAGACTACGACGGGAACCTTGCCACAGAAATTAGTAATGCTTGGGGACTTAAAGACCCAACTCACTCTACAATAGTAAAAACTTTCGGAAGGATTAAAACCGATAAGTCGGCCCACAAAACTGTCAACGAGGAAGTTCTTGACATAATGGCAAACCCCGCAAAATATAAAGACCTTTTTAAGAAAAATAATTTACCTGCACCAGACTGGTCGGCGAGCCAAGGCAAATCTGCACTAAACCTTTTTACAAAAGAAGGAAAATTTGGCACCCTAGATAAGGTAAAAATGGGCCAAAAGAGCAAGCTTGATGGAGACGACTGGGAGCAGACGGTAAGGGATATTTTTAAGAAAGGAATCAAATCTGGCTCAATAACCGACCTTAATACTATTAAAAAGAATTTTCCTTTAGACTTCAAAGGTGACAAGGGATTTCTCGATGCAACTCTAAATGTTCACAAGCTGAGAGTTATGCACCATAAAATTGCGAGAACACTAGCTCAACAAAACCCCTCTGCACTTAAAAGATTACTATTAAAAGGAAAGGATTTTGATGGGGTTGAAGCTCTTGGAGGGTTGGCGGAAATCTCTAAAGTTTCTTCTGGCATTAGAAGTCTTTCTAGAATGAAAAATAGTCGCTCTTTATTCCCTGAAGGTAAATTTGTCGGAGGCGTCGGGCAATCTACTGAAGATTTTTCTAGAAACATGCAAAAATGGTATGATGGATTAACTCCTGCCCAACAGAGTACAGCTCAATCGTCCCAAATGAGTGGATCTTGGAAGGTTCAATCTCCCCAAGAGTATCAAATGGCCGCAAGCGGGTTTGTGCCAAACTTTATTAGGATGATAAACCCATCAAAAGACAGAAGTTTTTTGCTTAAAATGTGGCAAGATAAGCTCAAGAAAGCAAAAAGCATTAGTCGTTCAGGCAAACCTAGAATAGAAACAGACCCTCAAGTTTCAAAACTTAACGCTGAAGCAAATCACATATGGGATCAAATACAATTACTAAAGAAGGGTAAGCCATATTCTATTCCTAATTTTGCAAACATATCAAAAATTAGAGAGCTAGCCAAGAGGGGTAAAGGTGGAGAAAAAGCTAATGCTCAAAGAATGCTAGAGAAGTTTTCTATAAAATCTAAAGGCATGTTTGATGATATGATTATTGATGATTTCTTAAGGGATCCAAAGATGTCATATAAAGGGCCTTGGGGGGACACAGTAACAGATTACTTATTAAGCAAAGGTTACGATAAAAATCAAATATTAAAAGCCTCAAAAAGTCCTAGTTCATATGCCCGCGCCGCAGGAGGTGTGATCCCAAATTTTGTCCGCTGGATTAAAAATCCCAAAGGGGGCAAAGACCTTCCCAGTCCAGATATAGATCCAAGAACAGGTAGGCCAAGCGGAATATACACCAGCAGAGATATCCACGAAATGAAAGCCAAAGGCTACATGCGAACAGACGAAAAAGGCTGGCACTATGTAGGAAAAGGAAAAGTTAAATCCGCAGAAGCTAAGATAAAAGAAGAGCGCCGTTTGATGGCCATGGCTACGATTGGCCTCAGGGGAAGCGGAAAAGCTTGGATGCATCCAAAAACAGGCAAAATGTATACTGGGTCCGACCACCAACAAATTGCTGCAGATAACGGCTTATTTAACAATGGCATGGTTCGTGACTATGTTCGAATAACAAAATCAGACCGCTCTCTTTACATAGATAAAAAAGGCCTTGATGTTAGTTCTGAGGCGATGGGTAAGCTTAAAAATATAGCTCAAGACGATTACTATAAAATCATAGAAGACCGAGGCATACTGGGCGAAAAAGTATTATTTGACCCAAAAACAGGACCCTTCTCTGGAGGACACGTTCCTAATTTCGCAATGGCGGATGTGATAAGAAAATATCAATCAAGAAAATCTTCCAGATTAAATAAAGATCAATTTAACGCTACAAGCGCTGCGCTAACTAAATTTAATGCCGTTAATGGATTGTTTGCTCGTACGGCCTTAGCTGGAACTAGCAGAGTTAGACTCACTGAAAGAAATTTTAATAAAGTTAGGCAATTCATTAACAGTAAAGAATTTAGACAATTAGACAAATTAACACAAAATAAAGTACTTGTCGATTTAAAATCTCAGTCCCAGTCTTTAGGATTGCCAGATGTTACTAGGGGCTACGGCCAGCATCGCAACCCTCTATTCGAAGGTCGAATTGCCGCCTCAAGCGGATTAATCCCGAACTTTTCAAACCCCCTTTCTCAGGCAATATCTAGAGAAAAAGCTGCGGGCGTGCCTGAAAACATGATAAGAATTTCTCAGTCTGACAGGCTTAAGGGGCCTAAAAACCCTAGTGGGCTTGCAGTAATAAATACTAGAGATGAACCGATGGGGATAAATCAAGGTATCAATAGATCTATTTCAATGGGGATTGACCCTAAGAGCCATGGAGCAAGCCAAGGCGTTGTTCCTAATTTTACAAATCCTCTTGCTCCCGGTAGCGTTGGACCCGCCGGCAGTCAGCTTTCAGATATATTAAAAAAAATAGGGGTATCAGGAAACCAATTAGTTTCCATCCTTACTCAATTAACTCCGGAGTTTAATAAATTTAGAGCCAACTTAAGTTCGGGCGGTACAGCAGCCAATCAACACGCCAGAAAAGTTACCTCAATGATTTCAAGTCTTGGGCTGGAAGAAGCCCAGACTAAACAGCTTATGAGGGAATTTTCTAATTTGGGCACCACTGCCAACACGGGGGCAAGCAAGCTAAAATCTTTCATAAGTCAGCTGGGCGCCAAATTAGGCCAAGGCCCACTTGGTCAAGCCGCCTCTGATGTAATGAAAAGCGGGCCAGTTCAAGCTGTAGCAGGTTCAGGCGGAATGTTTTCTATGTTCAATCAGGGCCTTCAAGGGAATGTAACTCCATCCACTTCTAGGGCCGGTCGAGCGGGGCAAGCTGTCAATAAGTTACATGGTAAAGTCTCAAGCCCGGGAATGCAAATGGGAATGATGATGGCTCCCATGATGACTGAAATGATGGCGGAGAGCATCAGGGGCAATAAACCAAAATACGAAAGAAGTAAAGCTTCAAGAGCAACGACAGGCGCTATATCTGGGCTCGGAGATATTGCTATGTATACAGCAATGGGAAGTATGTTCGGGCCTTGGGGAACGGCAATAGGAGCTGCGGTTGGCGCAACAATTGCATTAACAAAAGTTTTTAACGAAGCTTCATTATCACTAGAAGATATACAACAAAGGAACGCCAGTTACGCCGCAGAAATGCAAAAAGTCACGGGCTCCATACAGGGTTATGAAAAATCAGTTGCTGCAGTTAATCAAGCCAGAAAGTCAGGAAACTTTAACGCCACAGTAAGAGCTTCTCAAAATGAAATGAACGCCCGCGCAGATCTGAGATTGTCAATGGGCTCTAGCTTTGCGGATAAATATATAAAAGAAACTGATAAAAATAAGAAAGCAGAATTAGCTCTAAAAGCTTTTGATGCGCAGGCTGCAGTTTCCTCCCTAGCGTCCTCCGAAGAACTTATCAAAGGACTCTCAGAACAAGATTTAGCGGGTTGGTCCCTTGTAAACTTTGGCGGAGAAGCTAGCGATGATATCAGACAGGCTGCGAATGATAACAGCAAAAACGCACAAGCATACCAATCTGCAGAAAACTCAATGATGAGAGCGGGTCGAAACTTGCAATCACTTGAAGGCGTTCTAGATGACCGAGGCAAGGAAGAATTAAAAGACTTTTTTAACGACGACAGATTCAACCGACTTGCAACGGGAACTGGGACAGGCCCGAGCTACTCGAACGACGTAGCTGAAGATATGGCAGAAGAACTCAGCGAATTAATGCTTAGGCTTCAAGGCAATATAGATGACGATATTGGAGGTGAAAACCTAGCTCTTATTCAAAAACAATTACGTGCATTTTCTGACACAATAGGAGATCTAGATGAATCAGATGAAATTCAAGCTACCTTTGGCAACTTAAAGAAAGGTATGGATTTGCGAGTAAGAGAAGAGCTTGATCTTCGAAGCAAGCATGCAAGACAATTAATGCAGGAATTTAACCGCTTTGAAAGGCAACTCTCTGTGGTTTTCGCGGATATAACTCATCAATTTAAATCCATAGACATTATGGACGGTGCAATCTCTGCCGGGCAAAGACAGAGTTCAGAAATGATGATGAGGTCTGTTGAATCTACTGGAATGCTCGGACTAGAGACTCAAGCTAGGCTGCGCGGAAGTTTACAATCAGACCAGATTAGCTCAAAATACTCGCAAGAAATTTCTGGCGCTCGCAGAGACGCTCAATTAGGATTTTCTAAACAGTTAAGCGGCAAGAATTTTTCTGAAGCCCTAACCGGCTCCCTAGGTGACCCAAGCAAATCAGGTAAAACCATGCTCCCTAAAGTGATGGGGGAATTTCTTAAAGACTCTAGTCAGTCTATTGAAGAAAGAGAGAAATTAATGCAGGGAGAAATTACAGACGGCTTCAAAAATTTTGTTTTAAATAGAACTGAAGATTTAAACTTTAAAGCATTAAAGGATGAAATTGAGAGTGAAGGTTTTTCTAAAATAGACAAGCAAATATCTGACTCTGAGGGGCTGCTAGCAAAATACAGGAAGGGTAATGACGGAAGGACAGAATTTCAAGGAGGCAAGTCCGAATCCATATATAGAAGTCAAGGAGAGGGCATGCCGGGAGTGGGCCAAGATCTTATAAATAAAGGAGGTACGGTAGCAAAAGATTTTGCATTTAAAGGAAGTGGGAGTTCATATGAATCGCTAAGTCATCTTTTCGATATTAAAGGTCAGGAAGGAAAAGGCTCTATAAATAATGCGAGAATACGAAGAAACTTAACTTTTACAGACACTGAAAAGGATTTAAACGACATTTCGTCGGGAGGAATAAATTATTTTAACGATACGATAAAGCATCTTATAAAAAAATCTCTTGGATCCGACCCGAAAGTTGCAGGCTTTGAAAATGTAGACGAGATCAATCAGGCTTTTGATGATTTCATGCAGCGAAAAGTTACAGAGACGGCCACGATAGTAGGCGCAGGAGTATCCTACTCAGAACAAGGGACTTTAGATTTTTCTGATGTGTTAAATGATGAGATCAAGTCACAAGTAGAATCCATTAGGCAAAGCGCTATAGACAAAATTAAAAAAGGGAATGAGCTGGATCAAATAAAGTCAATGCTTGACCCATCGAGCGATGGATTTTCAAAAGACATAAAAGAGATCTCAGAGTCATTAAAAACGACAGATGTAGGAAAGGAGCTTTTTAAAAGTCTCGAAGAGTTGGACCGAGTACAATCTCTTTTGAAGCAAAGAATGGCCGCAGAAGAAGCTTTACTAAAACAACAGACTGAATTTGCTATTGCTCAAGCTGGGATAATGGACGCAAGCCAAGCTCAAATTAGAGAAGCACAAAGAAGTCTCTCAAGAGTAGAATTAAATAATCAAGGGCAATTTGTTAACAAAGGAATAGAAGCTGAAAAAAGAGCTTTGAAGGCTGCCAATGCTAGAGAGCTTGAAATGTCAGCAGCTCAAGCTAATTATAATAATATAGGGCTAACATCTGGAAGCAAAGAGTTTCTTGCTACCCGAGCGGTAGAAGATAAACGAAAACTTCAAGAGCCAGCATTAATTGCAAAAGAAACAGAGATAGCATCTGAAAAAATTAATCAATTATTTACTCCAGAAAAATATGCTACACTCCTTCCTCCTGCTTTAGAGCTTGGAGAAGTGGCAAAAGAAAGAGCGGCTGATTTAGAGCGCCAGAGAAAAGACAATGAAAAAAATATTGAAATATTCAAGAGATCTTTCAGAACAGTCATGGGTGTCGCTGAAGATGCGGAGATTGAAGGCAAGGGAGGCGTTAAGGCTCAATACACAGAAGCATCCACGACAGACAAACCACCATCACAAGCCCAAACTGACGCATATAATAATTTAATTAATGCCGAATCAAAAAGAGGTTTCTTAGCTGATCAACAAAGCAAAGCAGGAGGCCCACATACAAAAGTAGTCCTAGATGCAATGAACTCCTATCAAGAGGATATCACTGCTTATAACGACTCATTCAAAGGTATTTCTGACGCTTTCAAAAATGCTCCACGCGACAATGAAAAAGACCTGAGTGCAGCCGTAGAAGGCCTGAAGGCTAGCATTGGAGAAGAGATATTAAAATTTTATAGCAAAGATACTGCATTTGGTACTAAAGATCAATTTCAAAATTTATTAAAAGGAGCAGGGGAGGGCACTGCTGACTATCAAGCCCTACAGGTTGCCAACAACCAATTCCAATCCAATAAAGAAGCCTTTATAACTAAAAATGGTGAAGCTAATATTGGAAAATTGGGGGAAAATTTTGAGGATATGCTCAATGAAGCGACAACATCAGTAGCAAACCTCAGAGAAGCCTTCCAACAAGCGGGTAAGGATGCTTCAGCTGCGGAGAAAGAAATCGCCCTACAAAGAATCGCAAACGACAAAGCTGCTACTGCTGCTACAAAACTTGCGGCACGAACTAGATCTGTAGCAGACAGCATGACCGATCTTGGTTCAGCCTTGTCCCACATTAATGAACTTAGCTTGCAATTCATACAAGCTTCCCTTGATACAGATATGGGTCAAGCGGGAATGACTTCCTCGCAGATCTCCAAGAGGCAAAGAGATTTTGATTTAATTCGCGAGGTATCACAAGGTCGAGACCAATTACAAAGACAAAGCAAAGAAGCCACGTCGAGTTTTATTAGCCAAATTCAAGGGTTAGACATTGACGATTCAATCAAAAAAGAATTTCTTGGCAATTTCGATAACAAAGAAACTAAAGCAGGGATTGTAAATGCAGAAAGCTTCAAAGCCGCTGCGGAAAATGTTCTAAGCAACACTAATTTTTATTCTGATGCAAAATTTGCACAAGGGGTTCCAGCTTTTGGTAAAAAAGGAGCCAGCGAGGAAGACATAAACAATTTCGCAAACAACACTTCCGCCCGAGAAGCGCTAAGAGCAGAAATTGAGAAGTCAACAAATGCTATTAAATTAAATGAACAAACAATTGGTAGAGAAGTTTCTTATAGACAAAGACTTAATTCTCTATTAGATCAAAATGCTAGATACATGCAAAGCTTTGGGGCAGGAGTCTCTGGAGCAATGAGCTCAATTAAGGAGAGATTAGAAAACTTCCGCCGTACCGAAGGAGAAACCTTAGTTAGTTCGATGAACGAAGGATTCAAGAGAAATGCCATGGGCGACTACGGAGAAGGAGAAAGTTTCTTTTCTATAATAAATGATCGCAATAGAGAGATCGTAGCCCAAAGAAATGCAGACGCTGCTACAAATATTGTATTTGGAGACCAAATTGGAAAAACATTGGAGGCTTTTGGGGTTGAGGGTGCCGCTGAAAAATATGACATGGGCAAATTCTGGGACCCAGAAGGTAACGAGCAAAAGCGTGCAAACGAAAAAATGCTCACAAGCTTTAATGAAACAGGAAGCCTTGGAGACGACAGTCTAGATTTCTTAAGAAGCGATCTTTTAAGCTCAAAAGATATTCAAGCTGTAACCGCAGATAATACCCGTAAAATGGTTGAGCTACTTCAGAGCATGAAAGAGCAAGGTTTCGCGGGTGGAAATATGGGGGACGGCTCTACAGTCATGAGCCAAGAAACCGCCACAAAAGAAGGGCAGCAAAGAATGGTTGGGGCATTAAACAACCAAACAAAACAAGACGCAACAAACACAGACTCGCTCAAGAGCACTGTCACTCAATCAAGCAGTGATAGCGCAGGCGTAATTAGCACCATGCTTGGATCTGCGATTGGTACGTTTAAAAGCGTAAGCGGAATTAATAACGATTTCCAAAGCGGGCAGTGGGGCGACGCAGGAAGAAGTGTTTTTGACGGAGCAAGGGCTGCTACTACAAAAGTCGGAGATTGGCTTGATGATGATGAAAAGAAAGCTTTTCGCGGAGGATATATTTCAAGATTTAACTTCGGTGGGCGCGTTCCTCAATTTGGAGGAGATCATAATACCGATAATGTTCCTGCATTACTTACTGGAGGAGAATATGTTATAAGAAAAGATTCGGTAGAAAAATATGGAAAAGATTATTTTGAAAAACTTAATAAAGGATTAATCCCTAAAGAATTTGAAGACGGGGGTGATGTCAAGAAGGCGGAAAGAAGCTGGCTTTCGAAGAAAATAACTAAAATGCAAAGTAATTTTTCTAACGAAATGAATCAGTTCAAAAACATGAAGCAGGGCATGGAGGCAAGCGAAGGAAGTTTTGCTAGCATGTTTGGAAGTGGCAAGACAAATCGCCGATCCAAAGTAAACATGGGTATGACCAAAAATGAAGGTACTGGCAGTTTTTGGACTCAACCAAAAGTTTCTAAGGACGATTTTGGTAATGACGTGGTTGAGCTTAACAGTGATCTCACCGGCCCTGCAGAAACTGAAATGAACTGGAGTAACATTGGAAATGCAGCACAACAAGGTTTAAACTTAGTAGGTAACGTTGCTAAAGGTTATCAAAACTATAAACAAGGTAAAAAAAATAGAGCCGCCGAACTAGCCAAAGCAAGAGCGCAAGAAGACGAAAAACGTAGAAAAAGAGATTATCAGCTACTTAAACCTTTAGAGTATTATGATATGGCTGCAACTCAAATTGATCTAGGCGGACTATCAGGAAAAAGTTCAATTGACCAAGGCAAGCTTAGGCTTTCTGCCGCAGCAATGACCGGACAAATTCAAGGAGATCGATACGGAACACTTTTAGTTAATGTTCAAAGAGCTACTCATCAAAATAAAATTAATGATAGACTTTTTGATATTGAATATGCAAAACAGGCAGCCTACGCAAAAGCAGTTGATAAGTACGAAAAGAAAAAAATGATTGCTGATTCTCTGATTCAAGTTGGTGGGTCTATAGCTAGTTTTGCTGGAGCTGGACAATTCATGCAAGTAGCAAACATGACAAAAGATTTAGCGGGAGGAGCACAAGCTTTATTTGGAGTTCAAGACCGAAGCCAAGTAAAGCCAGCAAGCCTCAGTGAAGTCATGAAGCAATCCAAAGAAAGAAGAGAAGATTTTTCTGGCCCAGCAATGGATATCCATCAGTACGGAAGTTTTCAAAGATTGCAACAAAGATACGCAAATGTTAAATCTGGATCCACTAGTGGAGCAGATTTATACCTTGGAGGATTTGAGTTAACCCAACCCGGACAGAGAGTAAGAAACCCAGCTTTATATGGTAAGACGAGAAAAGAAAGACAAGGAAAATTTTTAGGAGGATTAATAAAGCTCGCCGGAGGCGGAACTGTTAATTATGACGCTTCAAGAGTTACAAGGTCTTCTCGCCCCGATGTGGCTGGCTCAGAAAGGTCAGGAAGGGCGATGACAGGATATGATACAAAAGGTAGAGATATATATAACTCTTTTGCGATGGGAGGCCAAGTCCCGACACTTCAGAAAAAAGATATTTCTATTGGGCATGATTTAATAGATAGAATCTCTACCCCAGATAGCTTGAATCTTAACCTTGATGACTTTGAGGTTCAAGAGGTGGATAATGCTTTTCAGCTTCCTGATTCTATTCTCAATTCTGTTTCTAATAAAGGTTCTGTTTTTAATCCCGCTATAATTTCTACGATGGCAAAAGGGTTTGACTATCTTGCCTCAAGAAAGCAAAAGGGTGGAGATATAACTGCCCCGCTAGACCCCATGGGAATGCTGGCGCTAGCGCTTGGCGGAGTAGTTAACTCTTCAAAAAAAATTGCATCTTCTGTTTTAGGTTTAGCAAAAGGAGGTTTAACAAATTTAAAAATCAAACCTGATCTTTCTACTGGGGTCACTGCTCACTTATTAAGTACCTACAAAAATAGTAATCGCCATGGCAAGGCAGGCGCAGACTCTATGTTCTCACAACTAGGAGCAACGATAAAAACCGCAGGACTAAGACATAACAATGAAAATCAAACTACAGGCAAAATACAGAAATCTCACATCCTTAGCGAAAAGGCTCTCGGAGGCCCCATTGAATTACAAGCGCTAACAAAATATTCTTCTGGAGGCAATGTAACCGGAGGTTCTGGAGTAAGAGATGATGTCCCTGCTCTCTTATCTGAGGGAGAGTATGTTATAAGAAAAAGCTCTGCCCAAAAATATGGAGCAAACTTTCTCAACCAACTTAATGCGGGTACTAAAGCGGTTAGCAGATTTGCTGAAGGCGGGGCAGTTGGGGAAACAGAATCTTCTCCGTCCATCTCTGAGTCTAAAGAAGTCACTCATAATATATCTCAGAATTTTACTTTTAATATTTCAAAAGATGGGTCAAGCTCCGAAAGTGAAGAAGGTGACGACATGAGCGAAAACGAAAGAGAAAAAGAATTTGGAAGAAGGGTGCGCGTAGCCTGCCTTAAGGTTATAGAAGAAGAGCGCAGAATTGGAGGCTTACTGCATTAATTATTATGAGCATTCGTTCTAGCTTAGGCTCTTATGAGCAGAGAGTGCTAATCAACAACACTTTTATACCCGGCGTAATAAGTTTTGATGCGTCATACCAAACCTCCGAAGTTCCTGTAAACGCAATCGGAAAAGGGTATGCCCAAAGCTTAATCGAGTCTCCTCCAGCAGGAGCCTTTAGTATGACAAGGAACCTTATCTACGCCGACCCATTAATAAATTTTACAGGAGACAACCCAATGAAAATAAGAGTTGTTTATCCTGATGGCAGCAATGTCGGAGATGGATCTTTAGACATCAAGGACGCCTATCTAGGCGAATATTCAGTCAACTGCTCAATAGGAGATTTACCTAAAATATCAACGACTTTCGATGTTTATGATGAGATGGGGTCTACTATATTTTTTGATGATAATTATATAGACCCAAATTTTTTAAATCGCTCCGTATGGAAAAATGAATCAGTAGAAATCAATCCCGATACTAATGGCTTTCCCACTGAAAGTCCCCGAGGATTAGCAGAGGCAGCTGTAATCAAATTTGGAAATGACTCGACTGGCAAATCAAGAATTAAAGCGCTCTTGCAAGGAGCAGCAATGCAAGACTCTTTTCTTTTAAGCTTTCAAGTTAAACCTATAACCACCCCATTAGGAAGCCAGCTATCTATATATCTAACTGGTTGCAATGCCGGCTCAAAAGGCAGGAAGGATATCGACATAAATCAACTCACTGAAGGGGAGTGGACAAAAGTTAGCGTAGAATTAGTTAGGGATCAAACAGACGGCATAAGTGCAAACCCAGATCTAATCATAGAAGGAACTCCGGACTTAAAGCTTGGATTATTTAATTTTAACTTTATTAAAACTGAAGAATTAGAAATTCCAGAGAAAGAAATTATTCCTACTATGGGAAGCATTCATGTATCTTGCGATGGGAGTGAAACAAACTCAGTCACTAGTTTCAACTATTCTATAAGCATAAACCGAAAACCTTTTCATGTCGTCGGTGACCTCAAGCCGAAAGAGATAGAAACAATATACCCATTTGCTATTTCTGCAGACTTCACTATGGAATTGAACGATTATGAAGTTCGGAATATGAAAGACGTATTTACCGGAAGGAGAGAAAGAGACGTCAATATCAAAATAAAAGGGAGGCAAAATACAATCAATGCAGAATCTGAATTCTCCCATATAACAGATACTATGAGTAGGCCTGACAGCAGGCCATTTAATAGCTTACTTAATGGACTTACTTCTAAAGATTCTACAAATCTTTTTAGCGACACAAATTACGGTGGAACACCGATTCCAGTAACACCCAGTTCGCCAGCTAAAGGAGCTAGCGTATGGAGAATTTTTAAGAAACGAGCTTTTAAGAATGATCGCTCTTTTTTAGTCGGCGTAATAGGCAGATCAATTAAAGATTATTTCGGTTTTGGAACTCCTTATACATTTTCGACTCATGCATGGGTTCCAGCTTTCATGAATGCAGGTAATGATTTTCAACAAATTACTGCGGGACAATATGATAGCTCAAGCTTGACTAGCATAGATCAAATTTTAGTTAAAATTGGAACTCCAGAAGTCATAGACATAGCAGACCCCTCAAGCGTTAATCCAATAAACAATTTTGACTTAGAATTTTGGCAGAGACCATCTATAAGTTTTACTCCATCCGCAAGCGATTCAACCACTCACCCTGACTTTTTTGTAATTTATTCTGTGGATCTTCCTGATACCCTTGACGCTTATATTTATCTTTCTTCTCTGCAAATCGAAAACGCGTCAAAACCTTCTTCTGTTGGTGAAGACACAGTTTTCAATCTTTCAGTAACAAACGCTCAACTGGTCGGCGAAACTTTTGGTGGAGATTCAAATGATGGATCAGTTGTTAATTTATCTTATAAAGGCTATATTAATAAACCCCCTCCAAAGTGCGTTGGCGGCGGATCAACAATGGAAAGCTTTAAAGAAATTAATTGGGACGCAGTATGAATTACATTAATTACAGTGAATGCATTGTCACCCTGAACAATCGCCGAGTATTTGCCACTAAAGCCTCGATTTCGGTAAACAACAATGTTAAAGGCACTAGAAATATTGACTCTACTCCTCATAGGCAAGTTATGTCTAGCCCTATACAAGGCAAAATGGATTTAGACTTTTACATCACAGATGAATTTGAAGATCTAAACCCAATGAGAATTTCAAATTGTTCCGTGGAGGCGAACATAGTTAGAAACTCTAATTTTAGTAGCTCCAGACAAAACCCATTAATAAACGAATACGAGCGGAGCTCTAAATACCCCAGAGGAAACTACGGAGAGTTTTCTTCAAATAACCAAATGCTTGCAGGATGGAATTTTAAAACTAGCCATAAGACTATAGAGGTAAAAGTTGGACTTCCTGAATTCAAAGAGGGTGGGGCAAATTATCAGGGGCATGGAATAGGTAATGGCTCAGCATTGGTTATAATAAATAAAAGAGACAATCATCCCGATTGGGACAGCGAAAATAATTACGCCGAAAAAGATGTAGTAAAATTCGGCCAAAATTGGTGGAGAAGTTTATCTAACAATAAAAATTCAATGCCTCAATTAGGTTTAGATTGGGAAATTTACCCCAAAAACTGGGACTCTGATAGTGATTACAAACTCGGGGACATAGTATCCTATAACAGCATTCACTGGAGAGCTAAAAGAGCAAGCAGAAACATAGATCCTGCAACTGGAGATTACTGGGAAAAGTATCACAGTTTACTCGGCGCTGGCGCAGCAGAAATTTCTCAAAAGGATATTTTTGAAGTTGGGGAAAATTATATGGTAGAGATCATTGCCAAGTCTAAGATTGGCAAAATGAACACAGCCATCCGAGTAAACGATGCGAATGAAGTGGGCATTTTGTCCGATCAATATCAGACTTATTTATTTGAAGTTACCGCCAGCAGTAAAGACTTAAGGTTTCAATTTAAAGGAGATGATTTTTTTGGCCAGACAGTTTATATTGGGTCGGTTAAGGCTTACTTGAAGAAAGGCGATAGATTCCACGATGGATTTTCTGGATCTATTGGAGCCTTAACTTTTAGCGATGCCTACATGACTAAATTTTCTTTTTCGGCAAGGCCTTTTTCTCCCATTTTAGCTAGCGCATCATTCGATATATATGGGCCAGTATCAGGTCAACCTTCTAGAGATAGCTTTTGCGAAGGGAATTCAAATTTTCATAATAATGGAATACTTAATGTAAATGACAATGAAGAAATTTTTGACTCTAATATTCCGCACTCCGCGAAGAGTTTATTTTATTCTCTTACTGATGTAGGCATATCAGACAGCCTTGAATTTTCATATAACCTTTCTATAGGCCGGAAAGCTAGTCATCAAATTGGAGATTTATTTCCCCGTACAGTTACCAGAGGAAGTAGTTCTGTCTCTATGACCCTCAGGGGAGAAGGCCTGAAAGACGCCTTATCGTTTAACGGCAATGACGCATCAATCTCAATCTCATTATTTGATATGTCTGGAAACAAAATTCAGTCGCCAAGCAAAGGTTTCTTGCTCGACTTTGACGCTTCTAGAGCTGAAAAATTAAAAGCTCTTATAAACGGTTCATACTCTTTTATTGATAGCGACGATTCTAAAACTTTTAATAGCGGAATTGCGTTCAAAGGTGAGTCGGCTATTTTTTCCTCAGGAGACTCCATAAAGATAACAGATTCGGCTGCAGGAGATTTAGATCTAGCAATTTCTGGGGATTTAACATTGGAATGTCTATTTAAAATTAATGATACCAACATCCCTTCAGGCTGGGTAAGAATTGTAGGTCGAGGAGGCAACGCAACAAGAACTTATGGTATCTGGTATCACTTCCCCCTTCAGACTTTTCTTTTTCAGCAGTATGGGCCAGACGGCCAGATAAATAGTTGGACAAATAGGCCAGACCACGGGCTTACCGTAGGCGACAGCTTGGCTCAAGACCCTTTAGACGGCTCTCACATACGAACAAATACTTGGTACCATTTAACAGCAGTAAGAAATGCGGCTCAAAACAATCTATACATCAATGGCAAGTTGGCTGCATCCTCTTCTAATGAAGGAATTACCCCTTGGACTAATTATGGAGTAGGAGAAGAGTTTACCTTAGGCCACAGTGGAATGCCCGGTGATTCGGGGCATGTAGGAGAAATTTCTACTTGCAGATTATATAATAGATCATTATCTGAACAAGAAATTAAAAAGAATTTTACAAACTTTTCATGTGATGGAAAAATTATTAGTCAAGACCTTTCCGTTTCTGCTGGAGATGTCCTTCAGGGCTCAATAACAGTTGAAGAAGAATTGATATAATGAGTTATAGCACTACAGATTCGAATATAAATATTTCTACTGCAAACTGGGCAGAGGGGATGAGTTATAAAAAATATGATATAATAAATGGGTCAAATACATCTATTTTTAGTAGTGCCTCAAATGAGCTCTTCGTTTCTTCTGATAACTTTACTGTGACAGATTCATACGCTCGGATACACTCGGGTGTGCCCAAAGTCATAGGGTATAGTAAGCCTTTTTTAATGAAAGACTTATCTACTGGTTACTGTCTTTCATTTTCTACTTGGTCAACAACTCCAAACAGCGCATTGGGTCAACCTTTGGTTCAAGACGGCAGACCCTCTAATCTTCCAGACCCTTCAACTTGCCAATCAATAAAAGTAGAACTTGAGATACTCAGTTTCAGTCAGACGTCCATACAGCCAAATATTGAAAAAAATATATCAATTTTAATAAACGAATATGCAAAAACTCCTGCCCGAGATGCTTCTAGCGCAATAAAAGTTAGTCAGGTTTTTACTGCAGAATACTTTCAGCCAAACTCAAGAGTCTACAATGATTCATATCATGAAACTGGAGGGATTTTTGGAAGAATTAAAATAACCAAATCGTTCTCCCCAGATGGTTCCGTTGCAAATTATTACTTCGACAACTTTTCTCTCTCTCAGCTTGATGAGCACGAAAATGATCTATACTTTTACTCTATGGAGGAGCATGTGTCTGACTCTAGCAATTCCCCGTTTTTTCATATGGCAGGAAGCGGGCTTAATCGCGACTCTTTTTTCGATATTCAGCCTGACAGCTCTATAGGCGGCCAAAAAATTTCGATACTAGACTCATCGAACTGGAATACAATTGGCAATCCTGACTTTAAAACTTTGTATGACGGAAGATCGATTTGCTTAATGAATGCAACAAGCAACAACCCTTGCTCAATATATTCTAAAATGGAAAATCTTGTTGTTGGTCAAGAGTACCGAGTAGATCTATCTTTAAACCCCGTAAGGGAATCTAAAAAATCTTATTCTAACTGGTCTGTTGGAGAACCAAATGATTGGGGAGGGGGCCAAGATTTTGCTTATATTGTAAAAAAATCCGGGTTTAATGCTGGGGTTTGGGATGACAAAAATGCCACTGAATTTTCTGAGACTACGGATTTAGATAGAAAAAAAGCTACTGGGTTCATTGTTCAGCATGGAGGCCCTTATTCTTCTAACTATGAAGCTGTTATTTTTCAAAGCTCAGATGAGAGGTCATGGGCTAATGCTAGAAGTTTAGCTAGATCAAACAGCTATACGTCAGATCTGGCTGTAGTTTTAGTTCCGGAGCAGCAAACTGCATTTGAAAGTCTTGTTAGTACTTTAAATACAGATTATGATGAATTTTACTTTTGGATTGGGTTAACAGATACGGCTACAGACATAACAAAAGGTTTTTGCGAAGAAGGGGTAACTATCAGTCCATCTGGATCATGGATGTGGATTGAAGGAACCCCTCACTCCTCTTCTATAGGATTATCTAGAGATGCAGAAAAATTTTCCAATTCTCCATACGGCGCAAATATAAAAATTTACGGAGAAAATTATGTCGAATCTGACCCTGCAACCTATGTCGTACATCACGAAGGCCTTAAGCCCGGAGATTTCACTTTTCATTTTACTGCAGAAAGTGAACACTTAAACATCTCCATAGAGTCTATACAACCACCGTCTAAAGCAGGAATATTTGAGGAAAATAATGCGTCTTTACTCGGAATTTCTCCTTCTACGGTCTTTGGCGATGACGTTTCTATTGAAAATTGCATTCGACTAAATCATATTATAGTTAGCAAGGAGATGTCCCTATGGACTCGACACTTTACCCCGAACCCATCATATGGTTCAAGCATTAGATTAAAAGCTAATAATTCTGAATTAATTTTTGGAGATGGATATAGCGAGATTAGGCCTAAAAATCTCAATTCCGTATTAATGGAGGCAGAACTTAGCTTCGAAAATAGAAATAACTTAGAAACAAAAGCTATAATTCATTTTTTGGAAAATACTCAGGGGTATAAAAAATTAAAATACCGTGCGCCTGCGCCATTCAACAAGCTTCAATCCTTTACTTGTGATTCCTTTAGTCACACTTATAACGACTATGATGACAACTCTCTTTCTGTTAGGCTTGTTAAAGATGATGGATTTATATTAAACAGATTCAATGACTTTTTAATGCCCCACCCGGGAGACTGGAAAGACTCAAGTAGTTATTTTGAAAATGATATAGTTATTCATCAGAGCAAAAGCGCTGACGGCTCCATAAGTTCCCCAACGACCAGAGCGTTCTTTTACGCTTTTTCTGAAAGCAAAAATAATGACCCTTTGTTTTCAAGCACAACTTGGACTAAAAATCATTTTTTCTGGGTTCCATCTCAAAATAATACTTTTAACAGGGAGTCGAGAAAGCATAGCATATCTATGGAGAATGATTTCGTTGGAAGGTCTAGCGACGGAACATTCCCAAACCTTTTAGAGCTTGATCTAGTCTTTGATGCTCGCACTGACTTTGAGGCTAGAGCTATTATGCATTTTCTTACAAATAAAATGGGTCACATTCCATTTTTATTTAACTTGCCAGAACCTTATAGCAACTTAAAGACCGAGCCATTAAGGGATTCTCTTGGTAGGGTTCCTAAAATATCAGGCGCCGCAGGCGAAGTTTCAGTAAAAGGCTCTGAGACTACACTGCTTCTTGAAAATCCTTTAATGACTCCTTCAGGTTCCGCAAACCCCGGGCATGAGCTTTTATTAAAAAATCAAGTTATAACCATACCTAGCTTGCCTTCCAATAAAAATAAATTTTATATATCTAAGCCTGCGCAAATAAACGGCGCCACTCAACTAACTGTCCACAACCCATTCTACTCGGTGGAGAACATTGGAGGCAGAGAGATAAATATCCATGTTCAACAGAAAGCTTTTTATTGCGATCAGTGGTCAATGAATTACAAATCTTTTAATAATAATTCCGTCAGAGCTGTTTTTAAAGAAATAGCTATTGCTCCTACTCTCGTATCTGAATTTATCGACATAACAATTGGTGACGATGAGACGAATCAATATATAGATCTTTCCTCTTATTAATTTATTATAATGTATGGCGAATGTAAGAAAATCAAAAGGCTATATCGACACTGTTGATTTTGGCAGTGTTACCTTTGGCTATGAATTTTCTGGCACGATTCCACTTAATAATTCTTCTAATATCCCATTAAAGCTAACTGCATTAATAGAAGGCGATGATTCAAGTTTTTTTTCAATAGAAGGAGAGCAGGTATTTCAGTTTTTTATTCCGGCGAGATCGACTTATAACCTACCAATATCTTTTCTACCAAATTCAGCAAGATCATTTTCTGCGACAGTTAAATGTTCATTCAATAATTCAACTGTAAAAATTAACGGAGCGGACTTTCATTATATAGAATTAAAAGGTCAGGGCGCTGCAACCGCTCCGAACAAACCGTCTTTCACACTAAAGCCAGATGAATACCCTTTTGACTCTAGAAATATAATTACAAATATAACCCTTCGCCCAGATGTAGACAGGTATGAGATTTATTACTCTTTAACTCCAAGTTCGACACTTATAAAGGCAGAAGGTTACAATGGAACTTCAAGTGAATTTACTTTTTTAGGTTTGGATTTTGATACACAATACCATATCCTAGTGAGGGCGATTAATATCCATGGCTCTACAGACTCAGATAGAGTTATGATTAGAACTAAAATTCACACTTTAAATATAGAAATAGGAGGTATCGTCCCAAATTTAAATGTCTACGAGAAAGTGCTCGGCCAAGGCAGTGATATTTATTACTATAATGACGTAGCTCTTTCAATATTACAGTCCTCTATTATTTACTGCGACAAGTGCAACACCGCAGATGAGCGTGCATTTAACAAAGGTTTGCCATATAGATTCGAAACAACCTACACGCCTTCCATGCCTGATAATCCATCTTTCTCTCAGGCCAAGCCAGCTTTATCAACAGGCCCAAAAATAATGGATCAAACAAGGCATCTTCCCCTTAAGATTGATATTTACGGCCAAGTTCTTGGCTCTGGAGGAGTTGGGGGAAACGGAGGCGGTCAGAACATTATTAATTCTACATATATTACTCCGCCCAATTTAGTTCGGACAGAAGGCCTTTCATCGTCTTTTGATTCTACTGGCAAAAAGCCGGGTATTACAGGCCCACAATTTCTAGAAGGCGGAGATGCTATTAGCATAGAATATGATTGCGAACTTAATATTCACTCCACAGGTAAAGTCAAGGGCGGTGGAGGTGGAGGCTATGGAGGAGGTCCTTCTTTTCACACTGGTTATGGTGGGGCATCTGATAACGGAAGTGTCGGCTATGGAGACGGCGCAATGGCACTTGATGTTGCCTCAGCTAACATATCAAGTGCAATAAATGGACAATTTACCCCAACTCATTACCACGGCAGAAGAGGAGACGCTCAAAATACAGATATGCTAAACTGGATTAACAATGGAAATCTTTCATCAAAAAGTATTGACTCTGCTTGGCATTTAATTGATCATGGGGCTCAAAGAGTGGCAGATGATGACAGCCCACCAAACAAAGATCATATAGATTTCTTTCACCGCACTGCAACTTCTTGGCCTTCCGTCTGGAGAGGTGGTACAGCTTTGGGCTCTACAAACCCAGATGGCAGTACACCCGCTAGGTCAAGTATATTCCTAGGTGGAGGTGGCGGGGGAGGAGGCCAAGGCTTTGCTGCAGGAAAAGGCGGCAAGGCTGGCAGCTGCTCCCTTTCTAGACAACGAAGCCATCAAACCGGAAGCGAGGGTGGTAATGTCGCATATGGGCATACAGGCCAAGTTCTGCAGGGCTCAATGCAATTCCAAAAAGGAGACAACGCAACAAAAGATGTGCCCGGCGGGCCGAGCCAACATTACAAAAGTGCATTATATCGCATTCAAAGCGAAGGAATGAGCGCAGATGCATTAAGGGCAAAAGGCCCATATCCCTCTGAGGATGGAGAAAGACAAAGATTTGGCCAAGGGCTTTGGTCTTTTTTCGTATATGTTCATGTAAAAAAACGCAGATGGCGAAGAAGGGTTCGCACCCGCTCTCACTTTAATACTGGCAGGGCTATAATGGACATTAGGGGCGGAGCTGGAGGTTCCTATGGATTGTATGGAGAAGAGAGGCCTGCAGATTCTTTCTTTTGCTCTGGCGGAACTTCGAACATGAATAAATTAGGTGCCAATAATGCATACCGAGATACAAGAAATTTGGGTAAAGACAACTTTTTTAGAGGTTATATAAAAACCGATATTTCTGTGGATGATGTTATGGCATCTAACCCCCTTATTTCAAGAGCAGACGTCTGGAATATTTTTAACTTTAAATATCTTGGTTCTGATATTATAGCACTTTATGCTTTTGGTTCGGAACTTTCTATTGACGTTGGAAGCACTTTTGCCCATAGTTTCTCCACATCTTTTTCTACCGCAATTTTCATGGATAAAAACGCATCCAGTCCGGGCTATTGGAATCAGCCCAGTATAATTAAAAAACCTACATCAAAGCTTTCGAGCCCTTGTCGACTTCAGTTTCCCAGCGGGACATTTTCTTCTTATTCCGTGAATGATACAGGAATAATAGGAACTGTAAAACCTCACGGATTCCCCGGGAAGGCAATAGTCTTAAATGGCAATAATGTATCAGGAACCGGCTGGACCATAGGATGTCACAATGATGATCGAATTGCTGGTCTGGTAGTACCCGGCAGGGTTCCTAGATTAAATAAAAGAACCGTTTCGAACAAAGTTTACAACAGAGAATACAGGAGCTTCTTCTAATGGCAGAGACATTTTCAGCAGAAACATTAAAAATTAACGCATCGCTTTTTGACTTTAATCCGGATACGCTTGTGGAGTTTTATGAGGTTAGAGTGAAAAGAACAGACACCATAAACCAGATAGACACATTCCGCTTTCACGCCGGAATCAATCAAGAAGGAGTAAATAAAGAAGGCGGAGAAAAGGTATATGGAGTTAAATGGCAAGGGAATGTATACATTTCAGTTCCACTAGAAACGGAATCTTTTGAGGCGAGAGGTGATGGCAGGCTACCTAGGCCACTAATAAGATTTGCGAACATAGAAGGTTTTTTCTCTGCGGCAGCAAGAGAATATGGAGACTTTGTAGGAGCTAAGGTAATACGCAAAAGAACTTTCGCAAAATATCTAGATTCAGAAAACTGGCCAAAGGTTGACGGCAAGCATATGAATCCATTATCTGCGACAGGAGAGGGAGATCCCAATTCACATCTTCCAGATGATATGTTTTTTGTAAACAGAAAACTTTCTGAGAATAAAAATCTTTTAGAATATGAACTAGTTTCACTACTTGAGCTTGAGGGAGTTTACCTTCCTGCAAGAATCGTGCTTTCTAATTATTGCTCTTGGGTATATCGCAGCCCTGAGTGCGGCTACGGTCACAACCACTCTTCTCGGGTTAAGCAAGTCCGATCCGGACTTCCTGTTGCAGACAGAGAAGATAACTTACTTGCAGAAGCTTGGGCTCAAATAGGCACTAACGATCAAAGAAGGTCTTTTGCCTCTGAAACTTCTCAGCTGTGGAGGTCTGGTAGAAATTATAAGAAGAACGATTTTATTTTTCTAACCTCGGGCAAAAGACTAGATAGAAGAGATGACCCAACGCAGACCTCGTATTTACTTCGCATGTTTTATGTCTGCAAAGAAGATCATGTGGCCAGCTTAGAAACGCACCCCTTTTACAATAAAGAACTTTGGGTTCAAGACCAATGTTCTAAAACAGTGCATGGCTGCAAGCTTAGGCATGACCCAAAAAATACCAACGAAAATCCTGACCATAGAGATGAATCTAATAGACCTCCGTTGCCTTTTGGCGGCTTCCCGTCTACAGACAGGTACAGTTTCTAATGAGAAAAGAACTAAAAAAAGAGATTATTTTTCATGCCAAAGAGTCTCCCAATGAGGAGGTTTGCGGGCTTATCGTTCAAAGAGATTTAATTAATTTTTCTTTAGTTAGATGCAAAAACATTCACCCTAACCCAAGAGAATGTTTTACTATAAATCCAGAAGAAATCATACGGCATAATAGTTATGGCAAAGTGGTTGCTATTTATCACTCACATCCAACTACTAAAGCAAATCCCTCGCCATACGATGTGGCAAATTGCGAAGAGATTGGAATACCTTATTATATATACAGCGTAAAATATGATTCTTTTTATTGTGACATCCCTATGTCTTTTAAGCCAGATCCTCTTTTTGACAGAGTGTATCTGGAAGATATTTATAATTGTTTAACATTCATAAAAGATTACTATATTCAAGAAACTAGCTGGCTTCCTTCTTATGAAGCGAGATTAGAAAAAAAAGAAAAGTGGTCAGAAGATGCAAACTTTCAAAAACATGGCTTCCTAGAAAGAGACGACAAGAGAGCTTCTTCAGAGCTTGTAGTCAAATGGATTGAGGAAAATGACTTTTTTGATACAGGGAGCCAGACATTACAAGAAATAAAAGATGGGACATTAAAGCGTCATGACCTACTGATATTTAACTTCTTTGAAAGCTCTTTTTATCATTTTGGAGTATATACTGGCAATGGAGAATTTGTACATCATCCAATTTTTCAGCTACCGCAGAAGTCTTGTTATGAAAGATATCAGAAACAAGTGTATAAAACATATAGAATAGTGGATTCTAAGGTATAAGGATAGTAATGTTAAAGGTATGTTTACATGGGTTGCTTGGCAATGAGTTTGGAGAAACTTGGGACTTAAAGGTTTCATCGGTTTCTGAGGCCGTTCGCGCTATAGAAGCAAACACTAATAAACTTTACAAATTTTTAAGAGAAAAAGACAAAGAAGGCATTGCCTACAAAATTATTGCAGGCGATCCAGAGAACCCCCAAAGTCAGATTTTATCCGAAACAGATCTTCAGTTAAATATTTCTTCTAAAAAAGAAATTCATATCATACCTTGTGTTAGTGGTGCAGGAGACTTTTTAATGGGTTTATTAAGTGTTATAATGGGCTTAATACTTATAGTTGTTGGTCTATTTTTCTTTCCTGTAGGCGGATGGCTTTTGGTTTTGGCAGGAACAATGATGTTAATTGGGGGTATTATGCAAATGCTTACTAAACCGCCAAGCACTGAAGACTATCAAAGCCAGCGATCTCCTTATAAAACTTCAACCACTTCTTTTTCTTTTGGGCAAGTCCCAAATATTACAAATCAAGGCTTGCCTGTGCCCCTTGGGTATGGCCATGCAACAATCGGAACGAGAACCACTTCTGTATTTGTAAGATCTGACAGGTATTTTGGTGAATCTTCAGAAGAGGGTACTTTTGGCATACAAGTGGAAGGTCTTGATAAAAATAATGGATATGCCCCCGGCTATTTTACTAAAACTGTTAGCGCTGATAATCCGCAAAATAATCTCCAAGCAGGTAAAGCGCCCCAAGGTGAGGGAGGCTATTATCCGGGAGAGTTTGGCACATTCAGGGTTAAAGATACTTCTGGGACTAGTGCAGTAGAAGATGATGTTGAAATTAAAAGTTTTTTCCGTCCGGGTACAACCTCATTTAATACTTTGCAAGTTGGCATTAAGTATGGAGCAAAATTTGGATTTTCTTCTGATATGGTATGCATAGATGAAGTAGACCCGGGACAACAGAGCGTAAGATCATGAATGTAAAATTGCATGGCCTGTTAGCTCAAAAATTTGGGGAAAATTTTTTCTTAAATGTAGATTCTATATCCGAAGCAATTAGAGCAATCCAAGCAAATACGGGTAATTTTTATGACTTTTTAAAGAAAAAAGATGCAGAAGGCATTTGTTATAAAGTTGTAATTGGTGATGACGCTTTAAAGGATGGCATACCCCCAGAAGAGCTTTCGCTTAAAAGAGGCCTTTTTGGGAAAACAGTAAACATTATCCCCGTTCCACAAGGCGCAGAAAATTTACAAGCTATACTTAATATAATTATTGGAATAGTGTTGGTTGTCGCTGGGATTATGTCAGGAAATCCTATGCTTATTATTGCTGGAGCCATGATGATTATTGGAGGTATAATGCAGTTGATAACAAAACCACCTAAGCCTCCCGCCCCCGGAAGAACCCCATCTAGAGTTACCACTCAGTCTTTTGAATTTAGTGGCCCTACATCTACAATGAAACAAGGCGTGCCTGTCAAGATAGGCTATGGTCAATTAAAAGTTGGATCAAATGTATTATCTACTGCGTATAGAAGCACTTCTTACTTCTCAGAGTACGACGCTTCAACTTCTTCAGGCAGCCCAAACTTTCTTCCTCAAAAGGGGGATCAAACCCATGCAACTCCCGTAAATTGGAGTAAAAAGCCTCCTAGATATGGCAATGTAGCTGGGATAATAGATTCTGCCCAGAAAGGAAATACTGCCGATGAACATTCTGCTCCAGAAACCCCTCCCGGCGGCCCCCTTATGTTTCCAACTTGGAGCGCTTATCTTACCGGCTTATCAACAATGTTTGATTTAAGAGAAATCGGAGGCACTCTGTATTTTGTTGACAAAGACGGAAACAAGGTTGATGAAAATCTTAAAGTTACATCAGACACGCCAACCGAAAAAGAGAGAGCAATTGAAAATTGGCTAAACTCTCGACAGTTCACATCTTCTGGAAACTCTATTCCGGTTTATGAATCTGGCTCTGCAATAAGGCTGGGTGGAGATAAAGTTTCAAGAGCCGGACCCTCTTCTTCTGCCCTTATGGCAAGAAGTCTAGTGGTCTCATACGATAAAACTACTGCAGACTCAGACAGAGAAACTGACACATATAACTCTGTATCATTCCGCTGGTCTCCTCCCTCCTCTTCTTCCGTAAAAGTTTCAAAATATCATCTTAAAATATATCCAGTAATTCAATACCAATATATATTAGCTTTTAACGAAAAAACTGCCAGTCCGGGGGCAAAAGAATTAGACCTTCCTGATGCAGAAGCATTTTACGAGCTTGATTTTGTTCAAAACAATATAGATCACAACCCCGGGCAAGAAGTAAGCCAAGAAGTTCTAACTGCAAAAGAATTTCGTACTATAGCTAATGGAGAGGAAGAAATTGGGCTGGCTTATAATGATAGCAAAAATTATTCTTGGATGATAAAAGACACTCTAGATCATTCAATCATAACAAGTAGTATTGACACTATGGGATGCAACGTTAATTATTTTTCAAAAGAATCGACATCTACATCATTAACTCTTGACAACAAAGATCCAATAACAAAATGGATGAATCTTAATCCCTCGAAAAAAGGCGTATCACCTTACAGTGAAGTACCGCTTATTTTAATTGGAGATAATAGCGGCCTACACGGAGCGCGAGAAAGGCTTATAAGCAAGCAAACTGAAGGCGATCACGAGATCGCTCCAGATACAGGAAAAACAAATGGTGTTTTTTGTGACAATGCACTACTAATAGATGTAACTTCTTCCGCAGCTTTTTCTGGGAATAAAACTTCATCCCATTACAGACCCTCTGAATATAATAAGGAAACAGATTTTGATCCAACCAGCCCTACTCTAAATTACTCTGTATACGACCTTCTTGATGACGATGGTGGCGTTGTTTCATCTCAATTAAAACTACAAGAAAGCACTTGGGACGATGGATCTAGGAATTTTAAAATTTATATGGACGCAAGATTTATGGTGGCATTTTCTATTGAAGTGGAGTTTGACGATGGCACAAAATCTTCTGTATCAAATACGGTTATGGAAAATTCAGAAATCATGAGCATTAGAAGTTCTGCTGAAAGTGACTATTCATCTACAATCACATTATCGTCATGACTAAAAAATTAGAATCCACCGCAAATTTAATCGTTGTCGATCTTTTGGCAGAAGGCGAGATCGCTGGCCTTGTTGATCAAAATGGGGATTTAGTTTCTGGCAGAAATCGTCCGGGCAGAAAAGGTTATGTAGATTCCTCCGGACTACTTCAAGGGGCGTATGATAAAAGTTCTGGCCCAATTTTAGATGAAACAAATTCTTCTGCAAATCCATTTAGGTATAAAGGAATTTTCCTAAATGACACTCCAGTAATAACCACTCCGAAAGGTCCTGCGTCGTTAGGCAGAGAGCAGGTGAATTTTCGTAGATTTTATTCAGAGATTAGATTTGGGCATCAAGAGCAAGAGCCATTCAATCTCCTCGGTTCTCAAAACACAATTTCAAAAGGAGAGAATTTAATTGGCCCACTGGCAAGTTCTTTTACACGTCAAGACCAGCTTTCTGAAAGCTCCAACTCGGTATACCACACCGTAACTAACATAAATGTTACTGAAGTTATTGTTACCGTAAATATACCGCAATTATATAAAGTTGAAAGTGTCCACGAAGAAACTCTCGGAGATATGAAAGATTCCGAAATAGAATTTTTTATTGAATATGGAATTGAAGGAGAGCCTTTAAGAAACTATAGAGGAAGCCATGTCCCAAGCTCATATTCCCTCGGAGATTCTCCAATTAAAATTAAAGGTATAGCTGCGGGCGCTCCATACTTTGTTGACTTCTTAATAAGGATTGGCGATCTTAATTACGATTCTGGCGTGGCGGGCCAACCTATTCAAGGACTAGCAAATCCTTATAAAAAAAATAGAGTTATCAAGCTAACTAGAGCTACGAGAGAAAAAGACCCAGAAGAAGAAGCTACTGAGGGTGACGATACCGCAGATCATAATAGAAGCATCAGGTGGCAGGCGGTTGTAGAAGTTGTTCCAGAAAACTTTAATTACGGAAACTCTGTAGTTGTTGCATCTCAATTCGACGCAAGATATTTTGACAGAATCCCTGAGCGAAGTTTTAATTGTAAACTCATGAAGATTCCAGTGCCATCAAATTATGATCCTGAATCTAGAAGGTATAAGGGGCATTGGGACGGGACTTTTTCAACCGAAAAATATTTATGGGAAAATGGTCAAACAGGAAAATATTGGACAAATAATCCTGCTTGGATATTTTACGATATAATGACCAACAGGAGATATGGCGTTGCTAAATTTCTTGATCCAGACTTTGATCCTGCAGCTCAAGTGGACAAATGGAATCTTTACGAGATATCAAAAATTTGTGACGAAATTGTATTGACCGGAACGAGCCCTAGGTATGGCTGGTCAAAATTAGAGACATTTAAAAACAAACTGAAGTCTGGCTCCAATAATTACATGGATTTAAAAGTTATTGAAACCAGTGACGATAATGATTTAGTTAAAAAGTTTGGAGATGCAAATGCAGGTGGCTCTCCAAATATGCTAGATTATACAGGCCAAGAAATTGTAATTAAGACTTGTGATAATAATATATATAAAAGAAAGATTGTTTCTAGCTCTTACGAAAAAGCGGCTCAAATAGGGGGTTCATCAACTACAAGCATTAGAGATTCTGGATTAATTGCAGCAGGCAGTACTGGAAGTTCAACAAGGAGATCATTAAGTGGCGACGGTTCAGGCGGAGGCATCCTCCTTAATACTGGAGTAAATTCATCTGGATCCCTTTTGAATTTAGGAGAAAAAGAACAAAGATGGTTAATTACAGGGTCTTTGCGCACTGGTGAAAATACGTCGTCAAAATATGGCGCTTCTTTCGCGGGCGCATTCGGAACAGGATCGATGACCAACGGAGATATGACCATCACAAGTGGAGTTTTAAGCTGGACGGCGAATCAGTCAAATTCGGGTCTTAATGCAGCCACACGAGGAGAAGGCACAGGAGGATCGGAATTCTTTAAGAGATATCAACAGGTAGGCGAACATGCGAATGCAGGTGCAACAGCCATTGCTGCTTGGGGTGTCAGAGAAAGCTCAGAAGCAAGAATGATTGGACCTCGCTCTGGCGATCCAGCAGGAGGAGGATCTGGAGCAGGCGTTTTGATTTTTGTTTATGAATTCAGGATGACGGAGTATGATATTGATAGTTTTGAAGGCTCCATGATGATTGCTGTAGATAATAATTCAATCGTTACTACAAATGGCCGAAATCGCCAATCAATTAATGGGTGGGGCACAGAAAAGAGATACACTATTCGCTCAGAAGATTTAAACCAAGGTTATAATAGAATTTTTATTGCTGCAGAAAACTATGCCTCCAGCGCAGCGATCTCAGGTAATTATTTTGGCCTTCGAGTTAGATTTGTCAACTGTAGTGCGCTTCCTAACCCAAATCTGGGCAGCGGACCTAGGTCGACTTTTGTCGCTAATGGAGAAAGAGACCCGAAGTGGAGATTTTACGCAGATGCATCCACGTCCGTAGCCGCAGTAACTACATCTCAAGTAGGGCCAGTAAACTATAGAGATGTTACATCTAATGGATATGGAGCGCCCTTTATGTCTCCAACTTTAACTAGTGGCACAACTTTTCCTGCAGGAAATTATTATTTTAACCCTAATCAAAATATTACTCTATCTGCTGCAGATGTAGATCCCGCAAGCAGTATCACGAAGATAAGTTTTGATGTTTTTGCAAAAAATTTAAGGACTGGGGATAAGCTTTACGTTTATACAAAAAGCCAGAGCGGGAGTTGGCAGTCAAAGGAAATTAGTTACACTTCTGTAAGTGCTGGGGCTGGCGCTATAAGAACTAGCCACACTTTTACACCTGCGGATTTAGGTTTTAAAGCGGGAACGAATTATCTTCGATGGAAATTAGTGCTTGGCTCGGCTTTTGAACTTACTACGGTTTTACAGGGCACTCCCGCAACCACTAACGGCTACAATACAGTTGCACCCATGCTAAGGATTATAAATATTGAGATTTCTAAGGGAACGCTGTTAGGATGGACCCACACATCTAGCTTGACAATAGATGGAGGGATATTAGAAAACGAATTTGAAGATGAAGAAGTTTGCGCTGAAGCTGGAGTAAAATTCACAGGAGACTACGAAGTAGCAGAGCCAAGATTTGCATGCAATGTGGTTATCCAAGACAAACAAGAAGCGGTGCAAGTTCTT